TAAATCATAAAAATTCTAAAAAGAATTATTTTTAATACAAAAAATTTGGTTATATAAAATATTTGTAGTATTTGCGTGCGTACATATATAATATATAAGAGTTCAAAAATTTGTATATTTGCATTATTAAAATTTAATAATGCAAAATTTTGGGGCCATAAGTTGTGTAGGCGGCCGCGTTGTTGTGTAGCCCCTATACTACTTTTCTAAAGGTACCCCAGAGGCCATAGACTGTATATCAATGAACAATATGAATAGGCCAATAAGGCCCAGCCAACATTTTGTTCTCCAGTAAACCGTGAATGGCCGGGAACTATAATAGGGCCTTGAAAAGAACTTGGTAAGCCCAGAGGGCCCTGGATGGTTGCCTATTCGCTTCATTGTTGTGAAATTGGTAAGCGAAATTCGTTAGGCCTAGTGGATATGAAATCGGAAACGCCTATTGCATTTTGTAGCGTTACACGGAAAGGCCCGGAGGGTTAGTCCAGGCCTTGGGAATATTTAGTAATGGTATTACTGTTGGTCCTGAGGGAATTTTTCGAGGATCTCCTGAATTAGTTGTTGTTCCTCGATTAGTTGAGAGCATTCATTATCGCAGAATTCGCATTGATCCTGGAGTAGTTCGTCCTGATCCTCTCTTTGTTTATCGTAGTTGATAATGTATTGTTTTACTGGATTGATATCGATTGGGTCAATGCCTTCGCAGTTATAGTTGTAGCAGAAGGCAATATGTTGCATTTGGTTAAAGAGGTCTGGGAGATAGTCGTAGAAATCGTCGTCCCCGATGAAACCGCTTTGTAGAATTTCGGTTAATTGTTTTAGGAGTTCCTCAAAGGCAATTCGAGCTTCTTTGATATTAACCGAGTAGATGATTTGGATTCCGTTATCCATGAGTTCATCGAATAGTTCTGGGTTGGAATCTTCCAGTTCGAAGGCTTCGTAAATCCTTGTGATGTTAGTTGGGAGGTATTCTCCTGTTGTACTTGGGATAAGGAATTCGTTGGTGTTTAAGAAATTTAATTTGTTCATAATGACTATAAATTTAATTATTAATATTGATTGATTTATTATTACAATGCAAAGATACGAATATTATTTTTATTCTACAAATATTTTTCTAATAATTTTATTAGTGGCTGGAGATCTGTTGATAGTCCAACTGATAGGTAGTTAATCTTTATTGGGTTGGAGTTGATTAATTACCCTATGGATTATGTCCTGTTCTTTGTTTATTTGTGAGCAATCTTTGTCGCAGAAGTTGCATTGGTCTTCTAAGGAATCTTTTAGGTTTCCTCTACCGTTTCTGTTGTTATCGAAGTTTCTGATAATTAGTCTTGGGTATCCCCAAGGAAGTATATCATCCTTTGAATTACGACTGTATAGTAATCCGATATGTTGCATTTGATTAATTAAATCTGGAATGTAATGATAGAAATCGCTTGGAGCAATGAAATCATCGTGGAGGATATCGAGTAATTGTTTTAGAAGTTCTTCGAATGCCTTAGGAGCTTCCTCCATACTAATAGAGTAGATGAGAGTAATATCATTATCTGTTAGTTCATCGTCTAATTTGGCATCCAGTTCGAAATCGTATATTTCGCTAACATCGTATTCTGTAGTGATATTTGTTGGTGTGTATTCTCCAGTTGAGCTTGGGATAAATAATTTTGTTTCTTTCATAATTGACTATATTTTAAATTGTTATTATTGATATTGCAAAATTACTATATTTATTTTAACCTGCAAAATTTTTTATACTATTATTTTATTAGAGCTGAGGATATATTGATATGTGCAGAGTATGAAAAGCATCTGTATCATCAAATTATGTGTAGTTTTCGATTAATTCTAGAGCTCTAGTATAAGTTAAGTAATATATTTATATGTTTGGTTATAGGAATAATTCTTGATATAGGCTGAGATATAGGCAAAACTTGGGGCCATGAACGGTATCCTTGAAATCGAAAATGTGATTAAATTTACACGTACACATACGCCTTGTTGTGTAAACCTTAAAGCCCAAAGGCAAGGCCCAAATCGTAAACCTTAATCCTAAAAGGCCTAACCCCAAACACAAATAATACATAATATATACATATCGAATAGTGTAACCTATATACATATCTAGTAATATATAATACATATACAACATATACTTATCAATACTGAAACAACTATATTCTAGTAGTGGCCATCTACTGTAACGCAGTTAGCGAATTGAAATCGGAAAGCGAATCTCAAATCACCTAATCCCCTTGCCCCAAACAAACCAATATATATATAATATAAACTAATACGATTAGGCTCTAGGCAATACGATTAGAGATTACGATTTAAAGTTCTACTCTACTAGCTTAGCTACTCCAGCTACTACTCTACACACAACAAATTAAAATCTCTATTCAAATCGTAATCCCCTAATCGAAAGCCTAGACCCTTCTATTATATATATATATTATAAAAGGGGCCGTTTTAGGACTACGTGTTCATTTTAGGCTTTTCGTAGCTTCCTAACGTCTGCCTTTTAGCTCTTTTTCGATTTCAAGGATTTGACGATTTCGATGACGATTAGGCTCTGGGATTTGACGATTTTATCGAAAATTTCATCGAAAAAGTGAACGATTTGGAGCCATTTTTATCGAAAAATAGAGCGAATTTCGTTCGAAATTTAAGCGAAAAAAGGCCTAAAAATGAGCGAAAAATGTACCTTTTTAGGCTCCAAAAAGGCTCCAAAAATTGCCTTTTTAGGGCAATCTGGGATGGCTCTAATTTTATTGCCCCAAAGGTTGAGAGTCGAGCTTGGAGTATAGTGTGTGTATAGTGACGTCATACCAACCTAATTTTTCGAAGAGCCCAGGGCCCCGGCACCGCCACCCCCGACTTGACAAGTAGCTGTTTTTGAACTAGCTGAAGTATGTTGATAAGATACGTGTCGAGTTTTTAGTTCGAATTTTGGGGCTTATTTTCAAAGGGCAACGTTTACGATTAAAAGGTAACGTTATCGAATACGTTTAAAAGGTATATTATTCATTGGTTATATTAGGTTAGGTTTATGTATTCGTATATGTATAATGTGTATTGATATTATTTGGAGATTTTTCTTTGTTGGGAGTGGGGCTGATTGTATAGGTTTAGTGTATATGTATTTACACATTAATAGGATCTCTGTTGGTGATGTAGAGACCCTATTCGATTGATTTATTTCTGTGTTTCGAGTAGCATGTGGTTGTATACCTTTTGTAGTATTTCTGTAGAGATAGTATTGAAAGGAATACCTTGTACTAGTTCCGAGTTTCTAGATGAGCATATATATTCTAGGTTGTTGGTGACCTTGTTGATTCCGATTTCATCTATCCAGTGATAGTGATTACCTTCGTATACTATATCGATGGGTAGTTCGATACTCTTTTCGAATCTGTATAGCCAGGTACCACTGTATTCTTGATACTTTAGGTGGGTTATTATGTAATCTAGTATCTCTAGTGTTACTATCATATCTGTTTGTGTCATAGTGATTTATGGGTTTTCTTTTGTTATTTGTTCGTGTACCTTTTGAAGAAGCATTGGGCTTTGGGTGTTAACTGGGACGTATGATAGGTATTTAGGGCTTGTAGGGTCGTGGCATACGTAGCTTAGTTTCCTCCAGAATGGGAAGTATACTATAGCATTGATTTGGTCATAGTGTTTGCCTTCGTATGTTATTTGGGTTTCTAGTTTGATTGGTTGTTCAAATCTGTAGAATAGTACCTCTTCTGGTTCTTTGTATTTTAGGTGAGATATTATTTCGTTTACTACCTGTATGAATGATAATTTTGATGAATCTGTCATATTCTTTTGTTTGTTGAGACTGTACCAGTAATGAAAGTAAGTATGAGAGTAATTAAGTACCTTATCGAGGAATGTGTGATCTTCTGGGTTATCCTCGAATTGTTGTTCGTAGAGACTAATCTTATCGTATAGCCTTGGAATGTATTTGTCTACTAGAGTTGCCCATTCCTCTTTATTGTTATCTAATTGGAACCTTATTAGCATAGTAGTCATGTATAAGGCCTGGAAGAATTCTGCTTTGTCTTTTCCTTGCAGTTTGATTTTCCGATTTAGTTGTTGGGCAAGGTAGTCGTAGTAGAATTGAACGTATTCCTTTATGGAATCTGAAGCTAGTTCGATTATCCAGGTATCATCTCCCATGTATTCTTTTAGTACATTGAATTCGAATACCTCTTTGCCTTTGTATACTCTGCAGTATAGGTTGTTATTAGGCAGAACCTCTGTTTCTATTGAGGGTAGTATTATTGTTTCTTTCATTGTAGTATTCTTTTAATTTCTTGTTGTAGTACTTCTAGTTGTTGTAGTACCTCGTCTTGCTTTTCATAAGATACCCTTGATAATTTGGTTTCAATATCAGAAGAAAGATCTGATATAATTTGTTGAGCCTCCTGAGTATAATCTACGTTTGTTATGTAAGTTAGCAAGGGTATGTTGACTTGTTGTTTAACCTCTAGTGGTAAATCATCCAAAGTAGGTTTATCATCTTGAGTTTTTAATGTAGATATGTACCTATCCGCTAATACTAGTAAGTTGAGTACTAATTCCGATTGGATTGTTCGGTTGTTGAATGTTAATTCTTTAAGCCTATCTAAGTTGAATGTTTCTAGTTTCATATTATTTTACGTTAAAGTAGTTAGGGTCTTGGACTAATTTTACCTCTCTTGCAGTTGATAAATATTCGGAACCGGCATCGGTTTCTAATATTGGAGCATCTTCTCCTACTCCTAAGGAATCTAGTAGAGTTTCTGTAGCCTTCATGTAAGCTTCATATTTATGAAGGTTTTCTTGAGCCTTGTTGTAATACTTTTTGTAACAGTAGAGAGAATCTCTTGATGATTTTAGCATCTGATATAAATCAGATTCTGTTGTTTTACTGTTTGAGCATCCTGTTGTTAGTGTTCCTAAGAGGATGGCAGATAAGATAAATTTTAATTTTTTCATTTTGACTATAATTTAATTATTAATATTATTTACATTGCAAATTTAATACTTTTATTTTAATTATGCAATGAACCTCGAATACAAGTTGTAATACTTCTAGAGCTTCTAGAGAGGCTATTCATCGATTCTAGTTTCTACTGTACCATCTGAATACCTTCTATATGTTACATTTGGGCGACTGTTATCAATATATGTAGCTATGGTTCTTAGTACTTCCAACTGCTGTTTTAGCTGATTTACCTGGCTCATGTAGTAATCATATTCTTCTTTGGTGATCTCTTTACCTTTAAAGTAATACTTCCTATCTGCTTCAGAGTATTCATCTATATTTAGTTCATTAATACTATCAGTTTGTACAGTAGATATACTGTCTTCAGATACTATGATGTATCTATCCTTTGGTTTATTCCACTTAAATGATAATGCTACGCCTATTAAGATAATTAAACCTATACCTAAAAATATATTTCTCATAATTAAAGTTGATTTGAAACTAAGTGAATTAGCTAGTTTCCTTTTGCTCTAGTAATTCACTTAGTATAATTATATAATCTTATTGCTTTGTTAATTCTTTAATCTCTAGCATAATGCTTTTACAGGTTTGTCTGAAACCTCTTGATGATTTTATCCATTCGTCATAGTAGATATGTCTATTACTACCTTTGATGTTCTTATACTTTGCCATTAGTCTAGCATCAAATATGAGGTCAGTGTCGGTAGTTGCTATGGCTATCATTAAAGCTTGTACCTTAGAGAGTTCATCGTCGTAAGGATCTTCTGATAGTTCTAGTTCTGAGATATTATGTTCTATGTAACTAAGAGCCTGTTTCATTGATTTGAATATAAGTATCCTCTTAGGACTTAGCAAGAATTCCAGATCTTCATATTCGGTTGATAGTTTGGACCTTACTTTCGAATGAACTGGTATAATGTGTTCTACGAATTTCTGACCAGCCCAGTTAGTTATGGTAGTACCTTCTTCCTCTATTGTGAAGTACTTGTTAGAAGATATTACTTCTATGTATTCTTTAATTGTTTTAATTTTTTCCATATCTATTTACCGTTATGTTGTTAGCTTCAATATTAGCATACATTGCTTCTACATATTTAACTAATCTCTTATATTCTTGCCCTTTGATTTTACTTTCTCCCTTGGCTTTTTCTATTAGTTCTTCTCCTGTACCGTAGAAGCATCCAACCTTCCACATCTTATTTGAACGTGTATAAGTGATATACCTTCCACTAGACCAATAGTTTTTACATATGTAGTAATCCTCAGTCACAGCTAATATAGCATCTCCACCAATTTCTGCCCAATCATCTATGATAGTATCACCCTCTATTATAGAGTTACCATGTACTAAGGAATTCCCTTGTACAATACAGTAATCACCAAGTTGAGAATTATCAGTTACACTAGCATTCTCTCCTATATTGCAGTAATCACGTATTTTAGAATTTCCTCGTATTCTGCAATTATCATAAGCCTTAACCTCATTGTATAGTTTAGCATCCATAGATACTCTAGCATTATCATAAGCCATAGAGTAATCATATAACCAGCAAGTATATAGGTGACTAAGGTTATGTTCTCCTTCTATAAAACCGCCGAGGTCACCTTTCTTTACATCATCGAAATCTTTTAAAGCCTCAATCCTATATAACTTTTTACCGTGGTAGTATATATAGAGGTCTTCTCTTAGTTTATATTTCTTCTTAAGCATCATAATATTTAATCAATTCTAAAACTAACTTCTATTGTACCTCTATCTTCTTTGATTGATATAAGTGTTACTTCAGTAACATCATGTTCTGCTATAAGTTCTTTAACTGAACTTGGAATTTCCCAGGGCATTTCTACCCAAGTAAAGTTGACTTGTATTAGTCCATCTGGTCTACCCAAGTAGTCTATACTTTGTAATTGTAAGTAAGTCCTGATAGTTTTATGATTATCATATATATAACCAAGTAGTAAACCAATTGAATCTGCTATTGGTGATAGAAGACCTTCCTCTATAGCAACCTCTGGTTCTATCTCCTCTAAAGGTCTATCCAATAGCATTAAGTGATTTAATACGTCCTCATCAACGTTAATTGAGAAGTTAGGAGTAACTCTGAATCCTTGTAGAGTTTCAGGTTCTTTGATGTAATTTAAAACGTTCTTTTTCATTTTGACTATAATTTAAATTAATAATTATTTTTACATTGCAAATTTAATACTTTTATTTTAATTATGCAAATCCAGAAATACCTTTCTGATGACACGAAAAGAGCTAGCAAGAGTGGGTCCTGCTAGCTCCATAATAAATGTTACCTAAAAGCATCTTGTACCTTAATGAACACCTATTACATAAACCTTAAACAAAGTAGTACATTAACATATAGTCATACCTTATTAGGTTTAGTGTAATATTCTAGAGATTTATTGTAAAAAGTTTTGAGCAGAGAATCCTTCTGGTTCCTCTGGTAATCTATCATCTATTTCTTCATATTGGTCTAATTCAGGGTCATCTGCATCTAAATCAACCTTCATTTCTATCTCTCTACGCATTTCATGATGGTCTTTCTCTGAGTGTCTTACTGCTTCTTTTAGATTCTCTAAAGAATTACTCATCTCAACATAGTTTATTGTTTCTCCTAAAGATTCTTTAGCCCTTAAACCACCATTCTGGTTAACTGCTACTACCTCTGGTAAACTACCTATGTCATAACGTGTTTCTAATAACTTAGCCTCTTGAGGTTTATCTAATAGTTTATCCTCTTGAGTAAGTATATCTAATACTTGAGCTTGAGTAACGTATTGGTTATTTACTTCCTGGGTGTTATTCTGTTGGAACATATTGAATATGTTAGTTGTACCTGAACCACCCATGAACTTCTGAACCATCGACTGCATAGAAGTAGTAGAATCTATACCCATCTTTAAAGCCTTATTAACTTCTGCACTAATAAAAGGTGTATATCTACCTCCCTGAGAAGCCATAAGTAATTCTATTTGGTTATTAACTCTCATTCTATCCTCTATAGTCCATGACATCATAGTACCCATAAGTCCAGTGATAATCTGTTCCTGAGCATCTTTATCCCAGATACGAGAGTTCATCACCTGATCTCTCATCTTAACTCTGATATCATCTATACTAACTCCAAGGCTTGAAGCAAAAGTACCTATATCATACCTTTTACCGCAAAGTACCATATTACCTATAAGCCATTGGTTTATCATCATATCAATGAATTGTTGTTTGATTGATGTATCCTGGGTTACATGATACTGAGCAGCTAGGGTAGTACTACCATACGGCCGAGGTATCCGGTTTATTTTTAGCTTGCCAAGCTTTGAGCTCTTTTTTATATTTCCATTCATATCTAATATCTAAATAAGGTATATATTCTATATATTCTAGAGGATATAGTGCATAGCAATCTAAATGCTTGATATGATGCAATGCAAAAGACTTGTCACCATTAAAAATTAATGTGAAAGGTTTATCCGATAAACGGTCCCGATTATAAGACCATTGGCCCTTAATATTTAGGTCAGGTTTAGGTAAAAATTTAAACCTTTTTGGCCCATTTTTTAACCTAAACCTTTGCCCAGTTAGAGCAATAATTTCCATATCTATTTAACGTTATCTTGTTGACTGATGTTCTTAAATGCTTTCCTAATCTGTATTCGTTTTTCAGATTCTGGAAAGTACTTCTGCCTTACGGGTACCACATGTAAACTATAAAATGCTGCCCATAAACCTTTTGAAAGACTTGAGCCCTTTTTAGTATCAGAGATATTATAGTATTTCTTCCTATAAGCTTTTACTGTATCTTTAAACCAATTATAAGGCATTCTTTTACCTGATAATTCGAAACTTTCTTTTATTGCTTCGATGTCTTCTCTAAATTCTTGGCCGAATGCTTTAATGAATTCTATTCGATTAAATTCGTAATTCGGTTGTTCCATTCGAAAAACTGAAATGTATTCTTGTACTGTCATATTATTTTCTCTTTAAGGGGTATTTAATAAATTCTAAAGGTTTGTCATCGGATATTATTTGGAATAGATAACCTCTATGATTATCTTCATAGTAACTTTCCCACATTACGTAGGGTAATTTATAGGGTTCTAGTGTATCTCTTTTAGGAATACCTGTAACTACTAATTTAACTAGATTAAGTTTTTCTAGACCTTCAGGAGTTAGGTTAATTATCCCTTTATGATAACTGCCGAATATTACCAAATCAGGTTGATATTTGGTTTTCTTTATTAAGGGTAAACCTAGATCACCCATTAGGGTTTGAGGTGATATAACCTTCCCATCTTTTATGAGAGTAAGTTTACTTTTTCCGATGTATTGATTTTTTACGATATGTGCGAACATTTGGTATGGCTCCTTTATAAAATAGTGATTTTAAATCATCCGTTACTAACTTTTGAACGAATAACCATATAGGTATATTCCAATAATGATTAATATTCTTCTCAGATACTGATAGGGAGTATAGTTTGAAGAATTTTATACGAGTACTGTATTTAACTCCCCTTGAGACTAAGTATGATTTAATACACCTTTCATGTAATTGTTTAAGTTCGAGAAGGTGTTTAAGGTAAACCTTCTCTGGTAATCCAGGTAACATTGACTAAATTTAGTATTTGAATATAAAGGGCTCCGTTTATTTATGAGCCCTTTATAGATTATGAACTATGCTGATTTTGCATCTTGAAAAACTTCTGAGCAGTAATCTTTATAAGCCTTTAAAGCCTTCTTGAATTCCTTAGAACTTTGGTCTTCAATTCTTGCCTTTGCAAGTTCTAATTGGCGAAGCTTACTTCTAACTTTTTGTCTCCAAGTTTTTCTTGAAAGAGAATCTGTTACATCCTCTGGGTATTTATATTTTACTACCCTTTCTTTTGCAACCTTCTCTACTATTTCTACTGCTTGTTGTAAAGCCAACTTTTTAGTAAGTTTATCTTCTTTAGAGGTTTTAACCTTAATCTTTACCTCTTTCTTATCTTTTACTTCATCTAGAGGTTTTTGATTCTTAGCCTTGGTTTCCTTCTTCTTATCTTTAGAAACCTTTGCCTTGTTTTCTACTGAAGGATTAGTTACCTTGTTTGAACTCTCTACTTTGTTTAATTTTGCTTTTTTCATAATTGACTATAATTTAAATTAATGATTTATTTAATTTGATATTGCAAAATTACAAATAATATTTTTATAATGCAAATATTTTAATAAAAAATTCAATAATAGCTGTGGAACAAGTAGTAGCTATAGTATGAGTTACTTTATCTCATAGGCTTCAACGGTTAACTGTTTATTATTTACTACTGAGCTGTTAACCCATTTGCCTTTACTCTCTGATGATAAACCTTCGATAAAGGTATTATATAAATTAGTAGATTTATTACCTCTATATGAATAGAGAGAGTTATTCTTGAATAATACCCATAGTTTATCAGCTCTAATATCATAGCCAAAACTAATTATGTTAGATGATTCAACTGGTATCATTACTGTATCTAATTTCTTAGATAATGATTGTAGATTTACTGTTTTATTTTCCATATATTATGATTTTAATCTATTTTCATAGATAGTTCTGATTACTTTTGCATCTTCTTCTGCTTGATCTCTTTCTTCTAAGAAATAGTAATTACCTGAATCAAGTCTTTCATCATCCGTACGGCTATAATAATCTGTTGATTCTCTAACATATCCTAGATAAGTTATAAATAGATACTTCTCACCTTGCTTTGCTCTTCTTCTAAACTTCTCCATTGTTTTAGTTACGGAATTCCACCATAAACCTCTTGACCTTAGTCCGTATAAGAAAGCTTGTTTTTCTTCTTCAGTAGCGTGTCTGAAAGAATCTGTAAACCAACCGTCTGTGTAGTCTTCTGTGGTGCTAAAATAACATTCAAACATACCCTTATCGTTTGGGCTATACTTTGAAAAAATAAGAATTCGGTCTGAGTTTAAAGAGTGCAAGATATCACCATCTTTGAACTCTTTAGGTTCCTCTTTTTTCTCTTCGATAATAATTTTATTATCTTCGATTTTTGCTTTGCAATTCTCAGGGATGATAAACGTATCACCTGCGTTTAGTTTAATTTCCATAGTTGTAATATTATTATTATAAACTGTTAAAGTATTTACCATAAGAAACAACTCTAGCATTATTTCTCTTTAGCTTGCTTACTATCTTATCCATATATTTCTTTGACCCTTTTAAGGCAATAGATTGGTCGTGTGTCCACCAATAGTTCTTAGACTTCTTCCTATCTACTAACATGAGTGGAGTACCTTCTTTTCTACTATCTTGTATTACAATATAAAGCTCAGTACCACCTCTATTGAAGATCTTAGAATTGTTAAATCTTCTTTTGAAAGCAAGGTCATCTAAGTAACCTTCGTCCATACATCCGTCTAAGCCTTCTGCTTCTGTACAATAATCGTCAAACATACCTTAATATTTACTATTCTTTATCAGGTTCTCTATTAATTCAAAAGCTCCATGAACACCTTCTATGTTATCTAAGCTCCAAGTATCATAGTTACTTGATAGTATACTAGAACATAGGCGTAGTTGGTAACCTGGAAGTAGACGTATAGTTTCAGGTAAATCTATTAACTGCCTATACATCTCTACCAATCTCCTTACTACTAAGTCTATGTCCTTATTGTATACTGTATAACCCCATAAATCTTTTAACTTATCTTTATTTAGGTGTTCTTCTTTAGCTATTTTAATTGCATCTAGTTGAATTTCAGCTATTTGAATAATAACTTTCTCAGTAGCTTTATCCATATTATCTTTGTAATGCTTGAGCTAGAGGTTCAACTAGTTTATCTGGGAACTTACAATCTGGGTACCATCTAATAAAGAACTTAGAAGGCTTCTTATTTGGATTGTTAAGTAATTGACGTATCTCTGTAGAGAACTTCAATCTCTCTTCTTCAGTCATATATACTGGGTACTTAGTGAAGCCTACAGTACTGAAAGACATATTCTTCTCAGCTGGTTTTATTCTAAGTGGCTTCTTACGTTCTCTGTATAAGTAAGGTACAACCTTTTTAGAAGGTCCTTCTAGTATAGAGAATCCGAATAGAATCTGTGGGTCGAACTTATCTGCCTTAGGATCTTTAGCTCTCTTGATACATCTTACCATCCAAGATAATGATTTAAGATATTGACCGTTACTTGTTGGTTCTCCAATATCCTTGGTATCAAATTCAAAATCTGGGAAGTGCATCTTGAACTCCTCTGTAAGGATAAAGATGAAACCTAATTCTCTTAGGTATTTTATTACGTCTTTCTGTGTCTTACCTTGGTTTACCATTTGAATAACATCTTCTAGGATATCTTCTCTTGGAGAATTCAACTCTACAGCAGTACTTGCAGTAGAAGGTCTACCTCTACCAGCAGTTGGTTGCTTAATTGGTAAGGTGCCAGAAAGTTGGTCTAAGTAATTCTTAAACTGGTCTACTTCTGTTTTATTACTAAGAGTTATTTCAACTCTTATAGGTCCGTCATGTTTAACCTTAGAACCCATATTTAATTCTGTATAAGCATCCACTAATCTATCTGAAGTAGGGCAACCATTTTCTGATAGTAGTGTTACTCTCATCTTTGGCTTGAATATTTCTTTTTCCATAATGTGTTAAATTATACAATTAAGGGCTAAGATATCTATGTTACCTTAGCCCTATCAAACATTTATGTGAATAGTTAAAGCTAAGTTTAATCTTCTTCCTTCTTAGCTTTCTTAGAGGTTTTACCCTTAGCTTTCTTCTCTACTTTAGCTGGAGCTTCTTTTGAAACCTTTTCCTTCTTAGCTTTCTTCTCCACCTTAGCAGTTTCTTCCTTCTTAGCCTTAGGTTTACCACCGTTAGCAAGTTTACGTTGCTCAATTCTGTACTTCTTCTTCTCTGCTGAAGTCATTTCTTTACCATTTACTAATGGATAATCATACTTCATTACTCTTGGAGAAGCAGCCTTCTTTTCCTTCTTTACTACTTGAGGTTCTTCAGAATTCTCAACTTTAGCAGCCTTCTTTGCTTTCTTAGCCTTTGCTGCTTTTACTTCAGCCTCTGCAGCTTTAAGTTGCTCAGCCTTTTTTGCTTTCTTTTCTTTTTTCATTTTTATATACTTTTTTAGACCTTTTAGGTCAGTTAATGGATATATCTTCTGTAGTTTATCTCTTTCCTTTTGTAGAGAGAATAACAAATCCCTATATTCTTTACCGTATGTAGGATGTTTAGAATAATCCTTTTCTGGTTTGAGATTATTATCTATTATGAATTTCCTTAATAACCTTAAGTACTTCATAACTCCAGGGGTTTTGGTTTCTATTGCCATGTTTTGAATATTATTTATATAAACCTATAGTAGAGATTTAATCAACTTAGGCAAGAAATATTCGAAAAATTCTAGAATGACCCTACTTTATAAAGGTTGGCGAAGTTGAAGCCTTTATAACAGTTACACTTTCTCCAGGAAATATCAGAGAGAAGTTATTATATAAATAATTCACTTCAGCTTTCGTCATATTAGTTAGTAAAGCTCTTGAACGGGCTCCTCTGTTTACTTCTAGGTCTAGTATATGTACGTTACCAGATACTCTTTCACTAACCTCTTTACGAAGTTTATCTAATCTTGAATTAAGTTGTTTAACTCTAATCTTAGAATCCTGTGTATTAAGCCCCGTTGACTTAATTATATTCTCTATCTGTTCATTAGTACTAATGATACGATTGATAATATCTATTAAAGACTTCCTTTCTATTAAAGATTTTCCCATATAGGCTTATTTATAGGTTTATCTGTCTCTGTATCTTGAGACATATTATATAATATCTCTTTGGCTTTATCTATTGTGAATTGGATAAGCTGTAATTCCTCTTCATTTTGGCAAGTATCCTTATTTTCTAGTGCAATAGAATAAGTATTTATAAGATTATCTAATGCAAGAATAATGATACTTCTTTCTGTGGGTTCCATATTATAAAATAAAAGCCCACTACCTTTATCGGATAGTGGGCCAAACCATTAGCTTAGTGATGTATTGAGAATTTAGTGATTAGTCTTCAGCTTCTTCCTCTTCCTCATCATCTTCTTCGTCATTTGAACCTCTACCAGGTTTTTGACCGCCGATTACTCCGTGACCTTTCTTTGCCTTGATAGTAAGTTCTCCTGGAATGAATGAGTTAGATACTGAAACTACCTCTCCTGCGTTGTTATATGCAACTGTAGTAGTGTAGATTCCTACTGAACGACCCTTAACCTTTACTACGTAACCGTAAGTTTCAACCTTACCAGTTTCTGTAACAATTACATCGAATTGTTTTGAGTTACAACGTTGGCCTGCTGGGCGGTTCTTAAGAGCTTCCATACGTGCTTTTCTCTTTGCTGCCTTTTCTTCAGCAGACATCTTTGTTTTGTTCTCCTTCTTAACAGGAGCAGCTTTCTTTGTTGCCATAATTTAATTTAATTTTTAATTGTGAAAAATGTTATATATGAGTGTTATGATAACCTATAGTAGGGTAAGATTACTTCTTACCCTTTTTAGTTGTTTTCTTAGGAAGTTTGATACCTAATTCCTTTGCAACTGCAGCACGGAGTTTTTCTACTTCGTCCTCATCAAAGTCATCTGGGTCTGTATCCAAATTCTTGTCGTCGCAGATATCTTCCAATTCTTCAAAGTCAGCACCTGCAAGAACTTCTGGAGTTACTTCCTCTTCTTCGTCGTCGTCGTCTTCCTCTTCTTCGTCGTCTTCCTCTTCTTCGTCGTCTTCCTCTTCTTCGTCGTCTTCGTCGTCGTCGTCTTCCTCTTCGTCGTCGTCGTCGTCGTCGTCGTCGTCGTCGTCTTCCTCTTCGTCTTCCTCTTCGTCGTCGTCTTCCTCTTCGTCTTCCTCTTCGTCGTCGTCTTCCTCGTCGTCGTCGTCTTCCTCGTCGTCGTCTTCGTCGTCGTCTTCGTCGTCTTCGTCGTCGTCTTCGTCGTCTTCGTCTGAAGAGCTTCCTGTAAGGGTTTCAACTACTGATGCAGGAATTACTGTAATGATTGCCCAAGTACCGTCATCGTATCTAACTAGTACGTTGCCATTACCTAATTCGATTCTTTCAATCTCCTGTTTAGCTGGAGCAGCTTTCTTAGCTTTTGCCATGTTGTTTAAAATTAATGTTTGTTATTAATATGATTAACTAAATATCTTTGTTTGAGATTATATTGAAATACCTCATCTAGAAAGAGTATTCTAATAATATGAGGTGTTGTTTAATTTGCATTATGATATAGATGCTATTCATCAAATTCAGCTATGTGTCTATTCTTTTCTAGTATACCCTTAGCTATTAGGTCTTCTTCTACCAATTGCCTATAAAGCCTTCTTTTTACATTACGGTATTTACGATTTAACCATTTGGTAGAGAACCTTCTATACTGATTACCAATATTATATAACTTATAGGTATCATTGAACTTATTTTTGCCTCCTTTATTGAATGCTCTATTCATGATGGTTATATATTTTCTTCTTCTATGTTTATCTGAACGGAATTCGATAGGGTATGCCCATTGCCTTAGGTGTCTAACTTGGTCTCTTAAAAAGAAAACCTCATCATATTTATATTTAGGGAAAGTAGTAATGCCTTGTTTGATAAGCCTTTTACCACTTATAATATGAATATATTTATTAGCCTTCCTACCATGATAGAATGTTGCAACATGTCTAGCGTGAAGTCTAGAAAAGTAGGGTATTCTGCAATAGTTTTTAGCATATAGCCTTGCTTCAGATCTATGGTGAATACTTTTTCGTATCTTTTCAGGGAAGTATGACCATATATAATACCTATCTGGCCATACAAATCTCCTATCCCTTAGAACCCTCATTTTTCTTCATATCTTTTTGAGCAGCTCTTGACCAGAGTTTAATTGACTTCTCATTAGCTTCTGGGAATTTCTTTTGTACTCTTCTAATGATTCTCTCCAAGTCATAGCCCTTTTTAGTTAATTCGAATGTATAAGACTTCTTAGTTCCTTTTAACAGATTGAATTCATCTCTTTCTCTTGGCTTACGGAATTTTGATTTTGAAATACCTGGTACTCTTTTCTTTTTAAGTATTTCTCCATTCTCTCCCTCTTCACTTATAAACCCCAGTCTAAGTCTTGAATTACGTATTGGGTCATCCTTTGGAACCCCAGTTTCATCGAAGTGTTTAATAATCCACTTATCATATTCATTGATTAATTCTGGGTTTGGTTCGGGATTGTCTCTTCTACTGATATAATCCATTAATCCTCCAATTCCGCATCCACAAGCATCTGGGAAGGGCATTCCAAGTATGATAGCTTGTCTTTTTAGGTCTTTCCAAGTACCTCTTGTGAGATTATCTCTTCTGAGTACTTCTTTTTGCTTACTGAGAATTTTCTTTTTTGCCATAGTTGCTAATGATTTTTATTTATTTAATTTGATAATGCAAAATTAATCATTAAATTTTAATTATGCAAATATTTTCTATTTTTCTATATAAAAAGCTGAGGAATCAGCTCTAGTAACTGGTAGAGATTCGATTGGTCTAGATTCATATTTGCCTTTTACTTTCTTTTTCTTAGCACGAGCCTTTTTGATAGAGCCTGAAGGATCTCTTGCCATATCAAGGTTCTCTCTACTGAAATTGATATTATTCATCTCATTATAGTTTAAAGCTCTTTGTACTATCTCTCTATACTCTGGCCAAAATTTCTGACCTAATCTAACTCTAGAAGTTTGTATATAATAATTTGATATCTTGAAACCTAATGAGTCAGCATCATACTTGCTATCGAATACATACATGTAGAAACTGGTTATTTCTTTTATAACTTCTGGGTCTTTACGTATAGGCATTACCAAGTAACCTTCTTTAAATAATCTCTTTGATATTAGAGCTACGTATGCCGTATTATCTGCCTTACGACCTCTGTAGTAAAATCTTTCCTTAATCTTCTTTAGCATCCAAAAAGGTGTCTTTACGGGGTCTAGTAGATATTTAATGTATATCTTATCTTTCTTATTTAATCTACGCTTATATGCAGAAGGTTGTTGCCACTCATGAGGCAAGATTCTAAAATTATTCCATCTGTCGAATTCTAATATCAAAGCCAGGGTATCCTTATCCCAAGGGTCATCAGATTCCTTTAACAGTTTAAGGTTATTTCGTATAGAAGCAGTACTTATCTTCTTTACTAAATTAGCTGAATCACCAGAAAATAATGCTGCACTTTTACGTTTAACTCTACGACAGATAAAAGCATCTATTAAATCCTTGAAACTCTCTTGGCAAGGATTACCGGGTCTGAAGATACTTGGCCATTTCTCTAAAAAGTTAGTGAATAGTTTGAAAAATACCTCTGCCCTTTCTTTAATCTCAAGGTATTTATAATGAGATAAACCAAGCATTTCTCCGGCTTCCCACGAAGACTTACCTTGCCCTAGTGTCAAAAAAAGGGAGTGCTGCTCTTTCTCAAGCAACCACTCCCAAGCTCTTTTTTGATTTTCGTTCATACTAATATGTTCTTTTATTTAATATATTATCTATCTTCTCCTGAGTAATATCTTCTTCTTTCTTATCTAGATAACTAGCATATAATACGTCTGGGTCATAGTTTTGATACACAGAGTATAATACATTATCAAATGGTAGAGATAGTTTCATAGTTCCATAGTTTACTACCATTTCTAAACCTACCAATCTATTCTTTAAATCTACAGAAGTAACGGTTGCTTCAACACCTTCATAAGGATAACCTTTTAAATGAACGAATTGTCCTACCTTGAGATTTACTAAATCATCTAAAGAATACTTCTTATTATCTTTAGCAATTCTGATAAACCTCTTTACATCGTTTTTAGGGCATAATGCAATTAGAGAGAAGTCATCAAAATCTTCTGCATTATCAACCCTTGCTTTCTTTTTCCTTGGGTGTATAGTTACTGTATCTTTTACCCAGTGATGTATACCAGGTATAGTCTTCTTTAATTTGTTAAGAAATGTACGATTATGAGCTAGTTGAATATCCATTTTCATAAACCCATAATTAAAAAGTACGGGCTCTTTAGAATATACCATCTTACCTTTATGTGTTTTTTTAAGCACATTTACCATTGGTATTATTGGTTTTACTCCTTTAATACCGGCTTCTTCCAGTTGAGATTTTATATTACTAAAATATTTCTTATCGAGGTAGAATATACAGTATACTTTCTTTCTAGAGCCTGACTTTTTCATATTATTTAACTAGTAATTTTGCTTGTTTGTGTATACTTTTGTAATTCACATACTTTTGTACAGCAGAAGCCATGTAGATACATAATGTATTCTCTGGGGTCACTATAGTCATGCTTCTTTCACCCTTACCTTGAAGTTGAGTTTCCATTACACTACCTAAACTTTGGTCTACAACAAAGAAGAATTCACCTTTTGGCATTGAATTATATCTCATAACCAAGATAGGTACTTTAGATGATCTTTCTGCATCACGTTTTGCTTGTTCCCAGAATTTCTCTATTACTGAGCCTTTTGTACCTAATAGAGTATGTTCGAAGTTTATATCCTTATAATTCTTACACTCTATTGATAATTTACAACGATGGGCGTGTCTATCATCAGTACACATAACGTCTGAGGATAGGTCTTTACTTTTATGGTAAGCCCCTGAGTATGGAGTTCTTCCAAATGTAAAGCCAGACCAATCAGTAAAGTATTTTGCAACTGATCTTTCGAACCTTGAACCTTTATTTTTTGAGTTTGTCATTTGTATTGTTGTTTAGTTTGTTATTTATAACCTTATAGTATTCTAAACCAGCTTATACCATTAATACGTTCAACTTGCAAGGTCTTAAAATTAGATAAAGGTAATGAATCTTGGTGTGTAATAAGGAATAGATTTTTTCCTTCAAATACATTATCCAATAATGATATAACGATATCTATGTTATCGGTAGATAATGATTCGAATACTTCATCTAAGAAAGCTATGTTAATATCTTTCGAAGAAGTTAATGTTTCGTTCATTGCTAATGCCATAGCCACATTACACAACTGTTGTTGACCTCCTGATAATTCATCGTAGTCATAGTATTCACCATCCATTTCGATAGTAGTTACAAAATCTTTCTTTGTAGAATCTAAATCTACTTCGAAAGCAATTCTAAAACCTAATACTCTTGAATAAGCTTCTAGCGTATTATTTAACCTACCTAATGAAGAATCGAATAAGTATGCCTTTATACCTTTATTACTTAGAGGGTCAGATATTAACCAATTATAGTTGTCGAGCTCTAGCTTGTATTTATCTAAACTACCTTTTACATTATCAATATCTGTGTGTAGTTTGTGAGCTTTCTTTTTGTACTTAGGTGATAGTATTTCTAACTTTTGGCCCTTTAACTTCGATAACTTTGTATTTAACTCTTCAAGAGATTCTTCTAAATCTTCGATATCCGATTCAATAGAGTTGAACTTTCTTAATTTCTCTTTTATATCTGAGATATCATCTCTTACGGATTCACGTTTATCGTTTAAGTCTTCGATACTTAGATACGCCCTCTTAATTTCTTTAACTAAAGCCAAAGCCTTTGATACCTTATTTGCTTCCAATAGGTCTACAACATGAGTTATAACTTCTATTAAAGGTTGGTTAGAAATTGTCTTTGCCTTACTTATATCATTATTTAAGCTTGAATACGTTTCGTTTAGTGTATTAAGCTTTTTCTCTAGAGTACTAATTTTCTTTTTATTATAAGTTAATCTTGTACTTTCTATATCTTTCTCTAGAGTTTTCTTATGTTTTAATAGTTTGCTCTTCTCTTCTTTTAATTCGAATTTGAAATTCTTTTCCCTACTTCTGAAATCTTTATAAGCTTCTCTGGCAGTATTATATTCATTCTCCAATGACCTAAGCTTTGAAGATAGTTCAGAAACCTTACTAGATACTTTGTTCTTATATTGCTTAGCCAAGGTAGTAGCTACATTCAAATAGTTGAGATTGAATACCTCTTCAAATAGTTTCTTCTTATCAGTATTTGATTCTTGTATCAATTTCTTCATACCCTGGCCAAACATGATAGAATTCATAAATAGGTTATAGGTTAAACCAAGCTCATTATTTAAGAACTCCTGTAATTTAACCTTACCTTTGATATCTTGAGGTACAGCATCTTTTACTACTAAGAGCCTATCTTTACCTTTTGCACCATCTTCAAGTGTACCAGTATAGTTTTGACAACGTGTAACTTTATAGAATGAATTATCCCGTTGAAAGTATACCTCTACCAAAGTACCTTGGTAGTCTTTTGTTTGGTACTTCTTCTTGGTATTTACATCTGAAGTACCTTTTATAGATTTACCGTATAAACACCATACCAAAGCAGAGAATATAGAACTCTTGCCTGCACCATTACTTGCTCGTATTACTACCGATGTACCTTGATTAAGGTCTAAGGTATTATCACCCTCGTATGAACAAAATCCTTTTATTCTTAATCTTATAAATGTTATCATTGTTCTGATTCTTTTAGTATTTTTACCAATAAATCTTCCTTACACTTATCTTTAATACCTTGTTGTTTCATGTACCTATGTGCCAATCTTTTCTTTGAAAGTTGTTTAGTGATTTTATGATTCACTACGTCAGGTAAGTTTATCTTACTTGGTAGTACGGTGTAATAATTACCATCATCTTTTACATCGGTATCTTTTTCTACATCTATGAACCTTGGATATTTAGCTAGATGTATAAACTTCATACTTAAATCTGTATATACCTCCCAATAACCCATATCGCAATTCTTATCGGTTCGTCGTTGATGTAATGGAGCTCCAATCATATAAACCTTTTTACCAAGCTTTTGAGGTTTGTGTATATGACCACATAGAACTAAATCAAACCTTGATAGGGTATTTAAGTTTAGATTCTCTACTGAATCTATTCTTCTATCATCAGTATCTTTTGCACCTGGATAATCAGTATGTAGTAATAGTATATGTTTATAATCTGCGTTTAATCTTCTATTCTTAAGGTACTCAGATAAACCAGTATTATGGTCTATGTAAGGTATACCATGTACTTGAAACTCTTTGAATGGTCCGATGTTCAATAGGGTATCTGGTTCTAGGACATTTAATACTGTGTTTTGGAATAAACTAATCCAACCTTTGGTGATATTACCTAATGTATTTACTTTCTTTAAGTCATGATTACCTTCTATACAATAAATACGTTGTCTTGGAAACTTATTAACTAAATCATCAAAGAAACTCTTAGCCATTAAGGCAAGTTCCTGGTCTATGTTTTCTGGTTTATGAAACATATCTCCGCAGAATAGAATAGGTACATCACCTCGTTTCTGTGATTCAGCACATAAGGTTTCTATTACATCAAAACCGTTTTTAGTTCTGGTTTTATTATCATTAAACTTTGCCCACAGGTTGAGGTGTAAATCAGAGAAGGCAAGGGCTAATAACTCCTTGCCTTCCTTTTTCTTGTTTTTCTTAAATCTTGTCATTTACAAACAAGTTTATAATTTCAACTCTTTTATCTAGCTCTAACTCTTTAAGTATCAGTACTCTGGTATTACCATATATGTTGTTTATGATACCTACTTCTGCACCATAATCCAAAGATTGTTTAGATTTGAATATACTAACATTAGGCATATCTTCAATGCTTTGTTGTTTTACGTAACCAAATCTTTCTAGAGCCATAAACATGATTTGAGAAATTGTCCACTGAAAGTACTGGTTCAGTATTCTCTTATCATTATTCTCTATTACCCAATTCTGGAATGTTTCAAAGGTGAATGGTAAGAATATCAGGTGAGTACAATGTTTTGCTAAACACTGTCTGCACATACTTATAAATTGTTCTATCTCACACTGTGGTAGTACACTGGCCTGTTTATATAAGAAATATGCAGCATTATCTACAAAACTTCTATCACTTACTACGTTAACCAAACCAGATTCTGCTGCTTCCTTAAAAGCTTTATTCCTTAGATTCAACAGTTGGTAATCCTGCAAAGCTAACTCTTTAGAATCATGAGATAACATATCTCCGTGTTTCTCATCTTTTGTAAGAGGTAATAGGTCTGACATACTTCCAGATATGAATGTAAAACCGTTATCTACTAATTTGTTAGCTAGAGTAGTTTTACCACTACCACTAAACCCAAGGAACATTACGTTTGTATTATTCATCTTTTCCATAACTACGAATTATTTGTTCTTCCCAATTTTGTAAAAACATTTTGTTTAAGAATGAGCTTATCGAGTTAGATACTGCAAATTCTTTGAATTTTAGCATTTTAAGCTTCTTACTCTTATAGGTCTTAACGGGTAAATCTTCTGGTTTTAGTGGATATTGATTAACAAACCATTTCAAATCGATAAGAGCTCTATTTCTATCACGTACCTCTAACATCTTTTTATGACCCTCATCACCTTTAAGGAATTCATCGCCATCAAGGTAATTCTGAATTGAACCAAATTGTTCAAGGAATATCTTTGCTTTCTTATCACCTATACCTGGGTACCCTGGGATGTCATCAGAAGAATCCCCTACCAAAGTTAGGTAGTCTACTGTATCTTTTGACTTATAACCAAATAGAGCCTCACAATTAAGTTCCATAACAATCTGGTCTTTACGCATATTGTAGATCTTTACTGTTTGACCCCTTAGTAATTGGTTGAAATCCTTATCTGATGTAACTAAGGTTATCTTAGATTTACGAGGTAAGTATTTTAAAGTTAGGTATGCTAAGAAATCATCTCCTTCATAATTGCATAATTTATGCTTATCATAGATATACTTAATTCTTAGATATCTAAGAAGTTGCATAATCTGCTTTTTTTGATTCTGCAATGATTCATAATCAATTGATATATTCTTTCTATGTGCTTTATAGGTTGGTAATATATCTTTTCTGTACTTAGAATGACCATTGTCGAATACTATGTACATATCATCAGGTTTAAACCTGTACATGTAGTGATGTAGACTTTTAAAGAAACCAAATACTGCTCCTGTTGGAGTTCCATCTGGTGCAGTAAATCTGTTGAACTTATGGAAGCTCTGGTGTAATAGACCTTCACCATCTACTAAAAGGTAAGACAGCCTTTTATCTGCTGTCTTACTAGTATTATTTTTATTCTTCGTTGCCATATTCAGTTTCGATTAATCGATTGATATACCACCTTGCCTTTAATAGGTCTTCTTTACCATTCTTTTTACGATGTCTAGTTACATACTTAACAACGTTACCTTCAGAGAAATTGAGGTTATTTGCCTCAATATAATCAATAGGCTCTATGCCTTGTTGAGCATAGTGTTCTGGGTGTGTTTTATTCATCTTCTTCTCCTTCATAGTCGTCGTCTGATATACCTTCTACTGGGTAGAGGTTTTCTGTTAAACTTTCTAGTAATTTTTTGGTAGTTCCAAGGGTATTTATACCTGCTTTCTTAATCAACTTTCTACGGAGATCATCGTCTTCCTCTAGAAGTTTAATAAATTTCTCTTGACCTCGGCATAAATTATTCCCTTTATAAGAATATGTACCACCTCCAGATTTTTCGATTATCTCTTCTTCCAATAATATCTCATCTAAGAAGTGAAGTCTATCGAAACCGATGTTATCAACGTATTTAGGGTTATTATACAAAGGAGTTCCTTTCAAGGTTGGTCCTGGTGGAGCTACTTTATTTTTAATCGTACGTATTGATGTTACTCTACCTATCTTACGTTCTTTGCCTTTTATTTTCTTTGTGATTTGTTTACCACCATACATACCTATACGTAATGAAGCATAAAAAGCTAATGCCTTACCTCCGGGAGTTACATCGGGATTCTCAAACATACCTGCTTTTAGATTCTTACGTAATTGATTAATATATAACTGTGTAATACCAAGAGAATATAACATCTCATTTCGTATTCTGAAATATTTATATATTGCCTTTGCTCTATTACCCATATCAGCAGAAGCATTATCCATTTCAGAATTAATATTAGCATCAGTATCTAGAGCAGACATTGAATCTAATACCAATAATATTGGTTCGTTATTAGTAAGTTGACTTCTCCAATATAAAGACATAGAAGCTACCCAGTCTGATATCTTTTCTATTGCAGTTTCTCTGTATACTACTACTCTAGATAAATCTAAACCGTTTACTTCTGCCCATGAATTAGTAAAAGATTGTTCTGCATCTATCCATAATACTATACCACCAAGATATTGACAACAATAAGCAAAGTCGAATGCCATCAATGATTTACCAGAACTCTCTTCTCCGAATAGTTCTAATACTTTACCAAAAGGTATACCTCCACCAAGTACTTTATTGAAAGCTAAGAATCTTGAAGGTAACCAAGGTGTTTTACTCTCATCTACCTCACTAGCAATATACTGTGTAGGGTACTTTTTCTGTAATTCCCTGAGAGTAGGGATTTTTATCTTCTTTCTTGCCATATTATAATATATTCAACAAAATAGGGAGATAGCTAATAACTAACCACCTCCCTACATATATAACTAGTATGAAAAGTTATTTAGCTAGAGTACCTTTATTAGATATCTCCGTGCTTCTTCTTTTTCTTCTTCTTTTTATCTTTCTTAACCTTAGTATCTTCCTCTTCATCGTCTGAAGGATCTTCATTTAAGAACTTATTGAGTTCTTCTTCAAGTTCTTCATAAGATTTAATCTGAGAACGAACCATTGCTTCCAAATCTACTGTTTGAAGAAGTTTCTTATCAACCTTTGTTGGTTTACAATTTCTTACTGAATAAGATGTATCGAATTGGCCTGTTCCAGTTCTATCAATCTTAATGTCATAACCATTTACTGGGTCTGTCATATCTCCAGCTTCATCTTCATCTAGATAAAGTTCGATGATATCTTGATAAACTGATGCAGGTACTAATACGCAACGGGGTTTACCATCGTAGTCTAGTTCCTTACCTTTTTCATCAGCATATACCAAAGCAGCCAATACATAACGACGGCCTGGTACTAATTTCTTTGCCAAGATTTTATCGTCTTCATTCTTAGAAGATTTTAACTCTTGGTACTTCTCCATTATTGGACAAGGTTCATCGAATGTAGCTGGAGAATATACTGAATGACCACCGAAATAGAATCTAACTATTTCACAACCAAGTTCTTCAGTTGGACCAGGGCTGAGTAGTCTAACTCGTGTAGTACCATTCTTAGGGAATACAAAACCATTACCTGTACCCTTTTCAGCTAACTTCTTTTTTCTCTGTAACATCTTCTCTTTAGTAGACATACCAGATGAAGATAACTTCTTTTTCTTTTCTTTTGCCATGTTGTTATTTTTTATTTGATTCGGTGTAAATAATCTCTTGTATACTTAATATGGTGAATGTGTGATCTTCAGGATTAAAGTTTTCTACTTCTTTAAAGAGATCTTCAGGAAAGTCTATTTCTTTACCAGCATACATACCGTAAGTAAGTATTCTACCCACCTTAAGTGAATCTCTGTAACACGTGTACTCTTCTGTTAGAATACCGCCTTGAACCATAACCCCTTTACGTGGTAGGTCTTTTTTATCTGTATTATCAGGTAAGATAATACCTCCTACCTTTAAATCAGTATTCTTAGGTGTAAGTATCATTACTCGGTTTTGTGGTAATGAACCACCTAATTTACAAGCTAAGATATTCTTTATCTGAATTGCTTGTTCTTTACTAATGAAATTTTGTTCTACGTACATTGTTTAATTATTTAATGATTTACATTATACTATAGTAACTATCAAGACCTTCGTGAATTAGCACTTAAAGTTCTAAGAACGCCTTCGCGTGCTTCATAGGCCTTACATAAGTCGATGAATTTTGCTGCCTTTTCTACTGATTTTAAATACCTATTAGATATAGATATATACTTATGGTTGCAAGTTGCTTTGTTTGTTACATAATCATTGCTCCAGGCTGGGTTTGTATCTTTAATGAAGGTAAAAGCTTTAGCATAAGCTTCATCCCTTTCTCTTGCTAGTATATCTCTTTTACGTATATATTGATTACGTATAGAACATAGTATGAAATAACTAGAAGGTGATTCTTTAAGCTGTGTTTCAAGCTTATTTCTATCTATGGATAGTTCTTTCTGTATATCTATTGTTATAGATTTACCTTGGTACTTAACTTTTATAGGTTTTATGTCTATGTTCATAGTGATTCAGTTGTTAAATTAGAACTTACACTATCAATGTGAGCTAATTCTCTTTCGCAGCAAGGACATGTTACTACCCTCATATTTGACATAAGGTGTCTACTGAAGGTACTTTTAACGTCTGATATCTCATATTCAAACTCTGTATCACAGTAGTTACACTTAGCTCGGTATTTAACTCTTTCTACTCCTCTTAAAATCTTCTTCATAGGATCTCATTTCTTTTTTATACAATTTACCGAATACCTCAGGAGAAGCAGCAGTAAAGTTACCAACCTTTTTAGATTTGAATGTGTGGTACTCCTTCATATACTCTTCTACACTGAAGTCAGGTTCTAATAGTTTATTATAGTCATAACCTGGTATGAAAGGTAATTCTTCTGCCATAGACCTACCTATAGTAAAGTCCATTGACATAGCTACGTCATCTACCTGGAAACCAAAGTATTTCTTAGTACTTGGGTTACGTAGGGTTTCCCATATACTGTGTACTGTCCAGGTATTTATATTCTCTGGTTTAGAATACATGTATACGGCATCGTGTACTGTACAAGCTTCTTTCATCATTGGTAATTTACCTTGACGCATTCTCCAATAAAGCAATATAGCTCCAAAGTTAGTCATATTAGCAGCAGCCCCTTGACATGGAAAGTTAAGTCCAAGACGTATTGCATAAGCTACATCTGCATTACTATCAGAGTATATTTGAGGTAATCTTCTTCTAGTACCAAATAATTGTGTATAATAACCGTACTTCTTAATAAGTTTCTCCTGTTTAGCCTTAAACTTCTTAATCTTAGGGTGATCTGCAAAGAATTCATCCATCTCTTTCTGAGCTTCTTCTTTGGTTACTATAATACCTGCCTTAGGGTCTGATAGTTTTACAGCTAGTAAGGCAGAACCAATACCATAGATAAGTCCGAAAGCAATTTGTTTTGCTCCCTTTCTTCGTATCTTCCAAAGTTTATGGTCTGGGTGATTCTCGTCATCGTGTGCTTTTGTGGCTTCTTCAATAGGTACTCCATATTTCTTTGCAGCAATTGAAAGGTGAGGGTCTACTCCATCTCTGAAAGCCTTAAGATAGGTTTCATCACCAGATAAGTGAGCCATCATTCTTAACTCTGCCTGTGAGTAGTCGAATGCAATGTATAAATAACCTGGTGGAGCTACTAATTGTTTCTTTATATTAGGGTCTACAGAGGTTTTAGGTATTTGTTGCATATTTGGTTCAGAACTACTAAACCTATTAGAATCTGTTCCGTGGATATTATATCTACCGTGTAACCTATTATCATCCTGTACTTTTTCACTCCAACCAACTATGTATGTTTTATACATTTTCTCTAAACCTCTAAGTTCTAATAAGTTATCGAGGAATACGGCTTTATCGCATTCTGGGTCTTTATATTGAAGTCTTAACTTAACTAAACTTTCTTCATCAGTTGAAGGTGAACCAGATTCTGTTTCTTTTAGAGGTGTCATTTTAAAACCGTGTTTACTAAACATTAACTCAGGTAAGTCTTTCTTACTGTTAAGGTTTATTGGTCTTACTAATTCTCTCTCTGTTTTATTTGAATATATGCCAGCTCTAACGTTGGATATTTTTTGCTCCCTAGAAGCTATCTTTCTAGCATCTTTAGGATCATTATAATCTAAATCTTCTAATTCCCTTTCTATACTTTCTAGATATGCACTTATACGTTGTTTTATGTAATACTTTTGGAATTTCTTAACTACTGGTAATTCCATAATAGTATTATAGGCTTTATCTATTTTAGGCTTATATTCTGCTAATAATTTTTTATTAAATTCAACATCAACGTATAGACCTTCTTTCTCTACTGATGTAAGAACCCTTGAATTACACATAAACAGGTTTCTGAATACTGAATAAAAACCTAAATCAATAAGTTTTTTCTCAAAGAATATCATTAAACGGAATGTATAGTCAGTATCCTGACAACCATATTTGCATAAGCTCTTAAGTGGTTTCTTATCCCAAGGTAACTTATCAAAACCTTTATCTGATTCATAGTCTGCCGATTCAGGTAAGTATAATCTTACCATATCTTTAAGACCGTGTGGACGTTCCTCATTAAGTACATACTTAGCTAACATACCATCTAATAAGGTACCTCTATAGTATATACCGTACTTCTGATTTATCTGGTCATCGAATTTAGCATTCCAAGCAACCTTAGTAATTTCTGGGTTTTCTATTACCTCTCTACCAAAGTGTCTAAGTTCTTTTTTCCAGTTCCAGTTGTTACCACAGTACTTTTTAGTTTCAGGGTGGTCTAGAGGTATAGAACAACCAAATCCTGGCATGAAACTTACTGAAAGTATAGTAGGTTTAAAATCATTATAATATATACCTCTAGCATTAGTTTCATAGTCGATACAGGCATAACCAGTCTTCTTACAAGATTCTATAAGAGTATCTAGTTCCTGTCTGTTTTTAATAATGTGATATCTTGTTCTTCTCATACTTGTTACAGTTAAAAAGGAGATACCGATAGTTATACCGATACCTCCAACCAATCATCAATAATTAAATTAACTCGTCTATCGAAGTTTTTAATAAATGCCAATCTCTCTTATAACAGTGTAGAGAATCAATTGTATGGAATAAGAAACCGGGTTTTACACCAACTTCTTTTGCTATGTATTCCATCATACACCATGCTAGATATACATCATCCCCAAAGTGTCCAACAAAGTCAGAGCTACGTTGGTGATATACTAGATTCAATTGTTTACCATTACCTAAATCTCTGATAAGTAAATCGTAATACATTGAACAAGGTATACGAGCATCACCACAGTAATGTTTAGTATCACTACCTGTGAATATAGGTATAATTGCTTTACGAGTATCTGGGTCATTTTTTAGTAATTTAATAACCTCTTCGATAACCGTACCTGAATTCTCAGTACCATTATTTCGATTAAACCTTTCAGCATAGGTATAGTCGAATTTCATACCTTGGTCAGTTTTTACTAAAAACTCTTTCCACATACCAGGATTAAGTTCCCAAGCATTACCAGGATTAAGTTCCTTACCAGATATTCTCTCTTGAAACTCTTTTTTTGCCCATTCAAATGTTTTTGTATAGATGAATAGGAATTCTGGGTCTGGTAACTCTGTAAGACAGTACTGTTTACAGATCTCTTCTTTAGTTACCATGTTATCATCTTTAGAGATGTCTTTATTCTGGTAAGTTTTAGGTCTATTTAATAAACCCATTTCCCATAAGTCTCTGCCCATTTCAGACATTAACTCTCTTGTGTTACTGTATATTCTCATATTCTTATTATTTGTATTTTATATAATAAAGTTAATCACTATGCTTTATGAGCTGATTTTCTTTTAAGAAGCTTCCTTTTATAGGATTTACGCTGAGAGAATGTGATACAACTTTCTGGGTATTCGATTGTATCATCTCCCAAGTTTAAATCTTTTGCTAACAAAGGTTTATATTCATACAGGTCTGGACGTATCACCTTAAATGCTCTTAGATATACTTTAAACTTAGAGAACTCTTCAGGAGTACCGTCCCTGAATTTATTATATACTTCTTTTACTCTCTTGTACCAAGAAGATTTTTTATCATAACCTTTGAAAATATCTTTGAAAGGTTTATGTGCTACGTACATTAAGAGAGTTTCTACGTTACCATACATCTGTGTAGCAAATACATTTATCTGTACTGCCTGGTCTTTACCATATACATATTCTGCCATACGTTGAACCAGTAAGAAGTCGAATATAAGTCTCTTTGTAATTTCTGAAGCTCTAAGAACTACAGTTACTACTGGTATATCCTCTTGAAACCTTTTACTAAAGGTAGCTGCTAGAAGGCATTGTTTACCATTATTATGTGAATTATTAAATAGGTAGCTTATATTATAATTCTGATTATAGGTTGTCTTCTTTACATTAAGCTGAGATTTAATCAAGTCTAGTTGATTAAAGTCTATGTAGTTGTTTAATAATACTGTCCACTTAGCTTCAGTATAATTAAAGTGACGACCATAATCGAATTCAGGGTCTACCCAAGCTCTACGTATTTTTATAAATACATTATAGCATACTGCTACTCCTGCATTTGCCACTGCTCCCTTTGAGAACAATAGAGGGTCTAAAGTTAGAAAACCCTCATTTAACTTTTCCCATGCCTCTTGTGAAGTAGCAAATTCAACAGCATGACAAGTTTCTTCTGAGTTTAACTTTAGACCTTCAAGCGGCTTATTCCAACCACCCATATTACGAATTAGATTTTCTTAGGGCCTTAGCAGCCTGTTGTTCTTTACGAATAAGTTCTTCTAACTCTCTAGCTTCTGCTTTTCTTTTCTGTACTTTACCGAAATTCTTTTTCATATGTGTATATTTTAATAATTACTAGCCTGTCTGAAACAGTTTACCTTATGTTTCTTAAAGAAGAGTACATAGAATGTTTCTGGTGTAAAACCCATAACACTTAAGTAACCGCAGTAAGCAATGAAAGCTCTTACTATCTGTTCCTGGTAACGTAAACCATCCGTTAATTCTTGGGTTTGTTTCCAAGTCTTATTCTTTAAGAAGTTTCTACCTATGTTAAGATGATAGCATACTTTCCATAGCATATTATCTTCTTTTGAATGCAGTTCACGAGTTATACTTCTGAATCCAGGAATATAACTTAGTACATGTTCTACATCTTTGTTGTGGTCAACTAGTAATTGTTCAGTTACTAAGTTAAATAGTTGAAGTTTAGGTTCTACATAACCTTCGGTCTGTAATATAAAGTGTCCAAGACTAAATAAACCATTTAGATTATCTACTGAATGGTCTGTACCTTTTAGTATACGTTGGTAGATGTATTCATATATATCCTCTGGACCGATATTAGCATAGATGAATAACTCTGTAAAGAAAGCAAAGGCATCTGCTTGTTCTTCGTTTGAGTTCTGCAAATGGTTTATTACCATCTCGAACTGGTCATGAGTTAATAGGTCCATATTCCAACCCACTGATTCTGCTATTCTTATAGCTTCTTCTGTTGATTCATAACCTTCTGCAGTCTCTTCTATAACTCTTGCAGAGAAATCTTTAAGTACCAACTGACCTTGTTCTGAATTTATACTTATGGGGTACATTGGTAGATTCTTTTCAATCTTGCCAATGTAACCTTCCATAAGTCTCTTCTGTAACTCAAAAATCTTTTCTAAGAATAGGCCATCTTTTACCTCTTCAGGTGTTTCTTTTATTGTACGTATGTCCATTACTTTTTAGGTTTATTATTACCAGATCCCATACCTTTATCACCTCTTGTTCCCCAGTTCTTAGCTTCTTTATCGAACTCTTCCTGAGTAATCTCTTCTGGGTCAGTTAAATAAATTGGTGTATGAATCAACTGAACCAAAGCCTCTCCAGCTTTTAGTTGAACTGGTCTGCATGATGTATTATATACACATAGGTTATATTCTCCAGTATAAGGTGAATCACCTACTTGAGCAGTGAATATTAAACCTTGTTTAGAACTTCTACCTGATTTATTTGCTACTATCAGAGCTGAATTAATAGGCTCTGCTAATATTCTAATACCACTTGGTAGATTAATTCTTGTATTTGGTCCAAGGAAGATATCAGTAACATTACCTTCATTGTAAGCTAGACTTACAGTGTTTTCTGTATTTGCTACTTCTGATATTTCTAAATGAGGGTTACTCAATGCAATATCAGACAGTTTAAAATCCTCTGGTATGTAGAAATCTAAACCAGCATCACCAACATTATTTCTTGTTGGTTCATGTACTTTACGTACTTTTACGAATCTAATTCTTTCCATGTTGTAAATTTTTTATGTTTGAAAAATTATGAACTTTATCTATAAGGTCTCCATAGGTAATACCATCATGATATGTAAACTTCAAATCGAATACAGTCTTATCCACTTCATCATTTATACTTTTTATGATATGAACCATATCTTTCTTATTACCTATGATATCTTCCAATTTACATTCTCTACCAACCCATTGATTTGGGTTGTTCATATACCTTGAAAGTATTCGTGTTATTATAGGGATAACAATTTCTGTAACTTTGTACATCAGCTTATCTCCTTATATATTTTACGTATTATCTTAGTTGGTACTTCAAACTTATTACTAGCTTTGCTTATACACTCTTTACGTGTATACCCTTTTCTTTTATATATTCGTAAGTATTTTTTAATACCAGTTACATCTTCTAATACGTCTAAATCCTTATACTGATTTTCTTCTTCTAACTCTTTACGAGTTTTATTAAGTAGTTGGCTCATTCTGTAAGCACATAGTTCAGAATCACCACATAACTTACACTCTTTAGTACTTAAGTCATATGCTTTACCAAAGCAAGGGTCTCCATTACCACCTATGGATGTTAGGTCTATAGGTACTAATGGGTCATGACTACTTAAATCTGGTAATTGTTTTTGTTTCTTTGCCATTGTATATGTTGTTATTTTATTTACTTATTATATAATTGATACCTAGTACTCCTTAACTGTAAGACCTAATTTCTTAGCTTTCAGCATTTTACTTGATGTAGAGTTTATGTCTCCAGTAAATATAATCTTGGCTTCACTAAAAGATGAGGTTTCTTTATATTCAGGATTAGCTTTTAAAAACTCAGCTTTAGTTTTATATTGTTTTGGACTACCAGTAAGTATACATAAAGTTTGATTTGATTCCTCTAGATGAAAATCTTCTATGCCCTTGTGCATTGATTTTAGTAACTTATTTAATTTTCTAAATTCCTTGGAATCCTTTGATAAAACCCATTCTGTTTTATAATTAGGTAGTTTACCTTCTCCTGTAAGTATTATACGTTCTAATATATTGCATACCTTTGGACCGTGTGAATCAAGGCACATAGTTTGTATTATCTTAGCAAGAGTAATATCTTGTAGTATCTTCTTGAATTCTGTGTATATTTTCTTACCTAATAAAGTAGGTATAGCTCTTTTTATAACCTTAGGTTTTACTCTAAGTATATTTGAAACTGCTTTGCCATTCTCTTTTAGGTATTCATATAATTGTTCTGATAATGCAGGTCCTAATCCTGGTACAGATAGTATATCACATGAATTTAAGAATTTATTCTTTATGCCTTGGTCTTTTGATAGTACAGCATAAGCATGACAATCTTTAACTGTAAATTCTCCTTTTGGTAGAGGTAGATTCTCTCCAAAGGTTTTTACCTTATAAATAAAAGGTATAATATCTCCAGCTAATGAGATAACTATCTTTGAGCCTATTCCAATGACCTTATCCACTAAGAAACCATAGTTATGACCTGATACATTGGTTATAGTTTTACCATCAAGTACTACTGGTTTTACCTGTAGTGTTGGGTAGTATTCTCCAGTTTTACCAAGATTCCAATTTATATTAACTACCGTAGTCTCGGATACCATTGGTTCAAACTTGATAGCTATACAATCTGAAGGATATTCTGTTGGTACCTTATCTCTATGATTTGAACTTGGTTTTATTACGAACCCATCTAATGGGAATTTATACTCAGACCTGAAGTTTGATAGAGTGTAGTATACTTCCTTGAACGAAGACTTTAATAGTCCATCAGAGAAGATAAAGGTTGCTGGATAAGGTATACCCGTTTTATCTACCATAGATACTACATCTTTATCGTCTAAGTCAATTAAGGTATTATCTTTGATGTACCTATAATCATATATAACGTACTCAAGGTCAGAAGCTTTCTTGAATTCTACTTCATTAGAATCATCATAATCAGAGTTTACCATACCTGATACGAAAGACCTTGGGTTCTTAAACTCCTCTGAGTATTTCTTTTCGAATGTAGCTTTACTTATTAATACCTCTCCTCTGAGAATAAAGCATTCGTGGTCTTTAAACGCATTAAAATCAATTGGTTGTTTGATTAGCATAGTTCTCATCAAACTATAAATATCTTTTCCCCAATTACCATCACCTCGAGTTGATACAGAGAATAGTTTTCCGTACTTTACTACCATTTCAAAAGAACACCCGTCATATTTGGGTGTAACAATTACTGAATGTTTCTTAATTACATCTGGTAATTGTTTATACAGATCATTCCAATCTGATGTTTTATGTACCTGTATCTTATTTAATGAGCCCATAATAAATGGGTGAGGTACAGTATAATTATTACTGGTAGAAGGTGCACCAATCAGTCTGTTTTCCATGCCTAGCTTTTTCTCTAGAGCATCGAATTCAATATCAGGCATTATCTCTTCTCCGTTATAGTAAGCTTCTCTGGCCTTTATATATAATTTAAGGTCTTTCTTTAAGTTTGACTTTGTCATAATATCCACAGTTTATTAATTCATGACAACCATTACGGTATAAACAATCAGGTACCATAACCTTAGCAACATGAGGGTCTACTAATTTTATGGCTTTCTTTAATAGGTGAGTGAACTTTCTGGTTTCAGGTGAAGCATGAAAGCAAAGTCTCTTCCTACCTATAAAGATTAGAGCTTGAGCATTAATCAAGAAGCTCAGATTAACTGGGTCTGTTTGTCTACGTTCTTCTCGTTTAACTCCAGTACGGTCTTCTCTTGAGGTACCTACAAACCATTCAACTCCTAATTTATGTCTTACTAAGTGATTCTGAACATAGTAGGGGATTCCTTCACACTGTACTAGAAATGTTAATGCTCTAATAGGAGAATGTTCTGCCTGAAGCATTTTATCTTTCCATACATCTGCAACTGTATTAGTTACTACTTTCTTGTTAACTGTTTGCAATGCAAGTTCTTTAACTACATCCCAACCTATTAACTGTCTAGCTGTTATTTTCATCTCTTCTTGTATATTAAACTTTTTAGATATAGTTCTAATTTATTCTTATCGTTACTGAGTTGTTGTAACTTATCTAGCATATCATCCTCTAAAACTCTTTTAGTTACTGTATGTAGTTTAAGGCTTTGTGAGATATTCTGTGTTACAAAAGAGAACCTCATCTGTGTAACAAATCCTGTATTAGTAACTGTATAGATAATAGGTACTCCATTAATCTCTATTTGAGTTGGTTTTGCCATTATTCGTATGATATAGATTTTAGTTGTTGCATAAATATTTTTACAGAAGTCTGTAGGTTATTTCTCCAGTATTCTGGTATCTCATCTAGAGGACTACCTTCTCCTGGTATATATGCTAGCATTATAGCTCCGATAGCATCTAACATCTTATGATGAGGAGATACATGTCTTTCCCAATCGGGTAGTCGTTGTTGGATTAGAGCATTCATGTCTCTGTTGTATTGCTTAGCAACTTGTATCATCATTATAGCTGTTAGAGCATTGTTGATTACCTCTAAGTATCCCTGAGATTCATATACCTTGAGTAGAGCATTGTTCATTGTGTAGAAGAGTTGAGTAAGATGTATGTTCATTAATCCTCTCCACTCTTCCGATTTAATCTTGATGTAATCGATGCTCTTTTGGTCTAGGTTTAAACGTAGTTCATAGTACCAGTTAGCTTTGATATCGTTAAGCCTACGGCTTAGTTTGATGGTATCTGGTACTCTGTGATCTCTACACCAAGTTTGAACCTTGTCTGAATAGTATAGTACTGTATCGATTATCATGTTAGGTGTAAAACATATACGCATGTGTTCATCAAACGTAAATGAATCTAACATACTCTTTAAGTCTTTGTTCATAATCTAATCCTCCTCATCTTTAGAGATACTGTCTATGTATCCCTTGAATGCTAAAAATAAAATCAGTGTACCCATTAAAGCCATTAACCCTAAGAGTACATATATTAAAGTTAATTCTAACGAAGTTGGTTGTTCCATATCTTATCTATTAGAGTCGTCAATAATGATTATGAATAGAAATACTAATATAGCCGTTATTAGTGAACTTAATATAAGTACTCCCATAGTTAATCCTTTCTTTTATAAATATCTCTTAATGTGCAAAATACTAATAAGCTAATCATTAAGCTTATGGTACCCATGAAACCGTAGACTAGTACGTAATCTAATGTTGTTGCTTTCATATTTATTTAATTTAATGTTTATATATTCCTATAGAAATGAAAAGAACTACTTGAGTAGAGATTGTTACTCTATTCTTGTAGTCCTTAATATTTAACGTTATTGCCCTTGGCTTTTGGCTTATGCCCTTAGCCTTACTTATTTATCTCCTACGGAAATAAATATGTAATCATTTAGTCATCAAGAATCTAGAACGGTAAGTAGAGATCTGAGTATCTTCTATATCTATTCCAGATCTTGCGTAGATTGATGACTTTTAATTTTTCTCTTCTATAATATCGGGCTCTTCGTTTACTATGCCTTGATAGGTAATTATTACCATTATACTGTATGTCATCTAGGTATACTTTATTCTTACCTTCGAATAAACGAACCAATCGACCTAATAACTGTATGGTTTTTTCTTCTGATGACATACCTGCAGCATTTACCATATAACGTAGTTTAGGGAAGTTTTTACCCCTTGATATAAGTGTAGTTGAAACCAATATGTCTATGTCTCCATCCCTAAACCTTTTCATTATTTGGTTTCTCTTTACTTTATTAGTATTTACATGTACATATTCTATCTTATATTTGCTTCCTAGTTCTTTATAAATATAATTATATAATTTCTCACAGTGTTTAATATGCTTGCATACTATGAGTGCTGGTAAATTGCCATATTTGATAGCTTTCTTTAATCTATCATATACGCATTTATAACCGTATACGTTATTGGTTATGTATTTATCGTATTCCTCCTTATAATCTCTAATGTACTCATTTGAAGGTAAGTACCAAGGTTCTGTATCTACTAATTTAACGATTACGTTAGTAGAATAACCTTTCTTTATCGAATCTTTTAATCTGAATTCTGATATCTTCTGACCGAAGTAAGCTTCCAGGTTCATATTCTTTAATAAGTCCCTCTTCAAGGCAGATACATAGATTGTACCTGATAAACCTAACCTTACTCTAGTGTTATACAAATGAGATAATACTGATTGATAAGATTTACTTCCTGCTAAATCGGCCTCGTCGACTAGTACCATATCTACCTTGGCTAATTCCTTTTGATAAACCTTTATGTTTCTAGATATAGATTGAACCATACCTATACTGAAGTTAGACCAGTTAGTAACCTTACTACCTTGAACGAAGGTTATATCTTCTCCAGGTAAGTATTCCTTAAATTCTGATTTAGCCTGTTGTAACCAATCGGAATCGTTAGTTATCAATAAAGTCCTAAGCTTCTTACCAAAACTGTAATATAGTGCTGACATTATTAAGGTTTTTCCAAAACCTACGTTCAAATCTAGAACACCTATGTAGTAAGGTACGTTATCTATTTTATTAGCTAATATTTGTTCCAATACTTTAAACTGTTCGACTCTTAGTTTAAAATCTCCTACAGTTTTTACTGCCTTAGCATTTGGGATAGGTAAACGTTTATCTATTACGTTTACTTTTAATTTTTGCTCTTTACACCATTTATATACTCTTGGTAGTAGACCTATCTTGAACTTACCATATTTATTTAGGAAGTGAACTTTACCGTCCCATTCTTTTATCTTACCTCTTAGATAAAAGGCATTAGGGTGTCTTACTGATAGTTCTTGATACAACTTTAGAGCATACTTCTGTGGTATATCTAATGTACACTCGTTACAGTTATTAATTATTATATTACTCATCGTCTTTATTTATTAAGTTCCACAAACTGTCTTGGACCTTAGGTCCATCTACTTTCGATTTTTGTTTATATTTGAATATGTATTTTACATAATACTGTTTCATTTTATCTGTTAAGAATCTTGAAGGTTCAGGTAGACCATTGCACCAAGCCAAACCTTCAAACATTGCATCTATATAATCCTTGTAATCTATGTTGTTAGATAAGCAGTAGTCTTTTAATTGTACAAAGTGAGAGTACTCTGAAGGGTTGTTACGATAGTCTTCTCTTAACCCTGTTCTTTCTGCTATGACTGATACATAATAATTGTGTATCTTCTCTGTAAGATCTCTGTCTGTATCCGAATGCAGATTATGTTTAGCTTCCTTGTAGTCTACTATATCTTGATACATATTAGGTAATAGGTTTATAGCTCTCTTGGTATTCTTACCTAACAATATGAAACCTGTCTTAATGTAATCTATAAAACCTTCTCTTGGTTTCATATTGTACTCTTTACTATACTCATTACATATATCGGCTAATTTCTTACATTGAAGCCAGGCTCTTCCACTGTTCTGATTAGGTTTTCTAACACCTCTATGATTAAGAGATTTTCTTACAGTGTAATAAATGTCTGCTGCCAAGTAAGCATCTCCTGTAGTAGATTTAGTTAACCGTTCAGCTACCCTTTCAGATACTTTATTGGTTACTACCATTGCTCTTGAATTGTTGTTATATTTAACGGCTAATTCGAAGAATTTATTAATAGGAAACCTTTTCTTACCCAGTTCCATTAACACAGAACGAAAGTCTTCACGGGTAAGATGAAGACTTGGTTCTCTTTCTATTTTCTGTTTCTTTGCCATATTTAGTATATTATATAATTATATAAAATCATAGTTCATTTTTAAGCTTTTGTAGCTCTCTATATGATTGATACTTAGTATTATATATGTACTTAAGAGTTTTTTTCTTGCCTAAATCATTAACATCTTTACCTTCTGGTAAGTATACTACCTTTACCGATTTATAATGAACTAACTTCATTGCTAATTCTATGGCATACTTCTTTGCATCGGGGTCTAGTAATATTATTATTCTTTCTACTGGAGATTTTATTATCTCATTTATCTGATAAGCAGATACAGCCTTACCCATAGTAGCTATACCTTGTTCTCCCATAGTTAAAGCATTTATAGCTCCCTCGCATAGAAATACCTTCTTATACATACCAAGTGCATCATGATTAAATATGATAAACTCTTTTCCAAGACCTGTTATATCTTTGTTTGGGTTATTGTATCTTGGGCCATTACTCATTACAGCTCTGGCATTATAGTATCTTAGTTCTCCATTGTAATAAAAAGGTATAACCAAGTAACCATAAAGAGAACCAGTAGTACAATAACCGATACCAACCCTACTGGCATATTTAATATCAAATCCTCGTTTCTTAACATAACCTCTCATTGATTTAGCTAATTGTGATTTACCTATTGCTATGTTCTTGAAACCTTCTGGTAGATATACTGGTTTCTTTTCCAATAGTTCAACCTTCTCCTCCTTGAAGGTTAATTCTGTAAAATCACCATTATTTAAAAATGCAGTTAACTCAGCCCAGGTATCAAAACCCTCTATATCCATTACTAGTTGTGCTGGTGATACATGAGCATTACATCTGAAACAGTTAGTTCTATACATAGTAAGGTTAACACCAAGCTTTTCATCTCTACCACAATAAGGGCAATGATATAACCTTAACCAACCTTTCCTATATTCATGAGCTAACCCTCTCTTTATAAAATATGTATAAAGTTTAGATTTAAACTGATTGGTAATTTTCATATATTATAACCTTTGATGTAATCCTTTTATACGTTTACGTACTACCTTTCTTAACTCCTTTAAGTCATTAAGAGTTAAATTGTTAATGATTAAATCACCTTTGTCACTTGAGAACTTTATCTTTACTGCGTTAACCTTAGCTTCGTGTCTACCCTCGTTAAAGAATAGATTAGTAAGTCCTTCTTGAACAGATGCTTTTATCTTGTAATAATTTAGTTTATATATCGCCATGTTTTAATTCGTTAGCTTTGTTAGGGTCAGCATTAGGGTTTTTACCAGATTTATTAAATGATTCATCTAGTTTATTACCATATACTTCATCATATTTCTTACGTTGTTCTATGGTAAACTCTTTAGCTCTTTGCTTATCGATATCAACATGAAATAAAGCTCTACCAGTAGGTTGGCCATCACGTTGAACTACTAATTCTAGTCTTTGAATATTATCTTGCTCCTCTTGTTCTGTTGCATTCAAACCATAAATTACTTGAGCATGTCTTACGATATCTACACATTTAGCAATATCGTTCTCATCGTATTTAGTAGTACGATGTTTCTTACCTTCTCTAGTGATATGGTTAGCAGTCCAAATCATATCTAAATTCTCTGATTCTGCAAGATTCTGTAAATCTATGAACACATTAGAGATTCTTTCAAAATCATCTCTATCACCTGCAATAGATGCCAACTTTGCAGCATAGTCTACCATTACAATGTCTATATGAATATTACGTTCTGATAACTTCTTTAAAAGTATAGATATGTAATTACAATCTGTTACCATAGCAGGAACTCTTTCAACTACAAGTTCAACACCAAAACGTTGTAATTTACGTATATGAGATAATTCCTGTTTATCGTATTCTCCAGTGTATAAATCCTTTTTAGATTTATTAATAGAAGACTGTACTATACGGTCCATTATCTGATCTTTACCATTCTCAGTATCTATGTATAGTACCGATTTTTTCATTCTTAGATAACCTAATGCCATGTTAACTAAGAAGAATGTCTTTCTAGCTTTAGGTTTATCAAGTAACACACCTATTGAATGTACTGGAAAACCTCCTGCATTGGTTAACTTATTTAATTGTCTATAAGGTGAAGGTACTATAGCAGGGTCTGCCTGTCTCTTAAATTGTCGTTCTACTACATCCCTAGTTAAGAATAAAGGCTCATCTTCTGATTTAGGTTTAGCCTGAGATATAATCTTATCCAGTTTCTTTTGGTATTCCTCATATTGGTTGAAGTCATTTAAATCGAATGATTCATTTAAATTCTTCATCGATACGTATGTAGCAAACTGATATACCTTTTCATTTATATATTCACTATCCCTTAAAGGGTTGCCATAAATATTGTCTATTATATTATATATATTTGGTATATCATCTTTAGTTACCAAATCAACATAATCCTTGCCTTCTAGTATATCTTTTATTACTTCTTTAAGAATATTCTTAGAAGGTACTTTACCGTTTTTCTTGTAATACTTATTTAAACCTTCAACTATTACCGAGTGTTCTATTAGAGTAAAGTAACTTGATTTTACCTTACCTAAAGCTAAACCTCCTTTATTATCTTGTACGATAAACCGGATTATCTCAAGTTGGAAGTTTGGGTCAAATTCGAATTTGTGTTTATTATTCCTCATATATGTTTCGTTGTTTATATTTCTATAGTATATATAGTTATATAATAGATCACCTATATCTACACTACTATAGTACTACTAGTAGATTCCTCAGCTTCTTGGTGAATATTTCTATCAAATATTTTGTAGAATTAAAAATAATAATTATATTTGCATTATCAAACATTAAATAAGAATAGTTATGATAGAATCAGAAAAGAACGGGTCAGAATTACACAGACTAAGACCTATGCAAGAAGGTTATGACGAAAACCTATTTAGAGAATTATATAAGGTTTGCCAACCTATAATAAGAAACTTAGTTCGTCAGATTGATTGTAAAAGATTTAACTTATCACCCGATATTATAAAATCTCAATTCGATGATAAGCTATTATTTGTATTTAATAAATACTACGGGTCAGTTAGCAAAGACCAGTTAAAGTATACTATAATAAGAGCTTTAACTACTTATAAACTACACCTATTAAAATATGCTTATTCAGATAAGGCAAGTTTTTATCAACACCAAGTATCACTTGATACTTTATTCGATAATGATAAAGAGTTATTTGATGATTCTGAAGAACAGATTAAGAAAGAGAATTTAATTAAAGAAGTAGATAAGTATATGGAAGAACACTTATCTATGGATGCTTATCTAGTATGGGAAGCATTAAACCACCAGCCACCTTATATACGTAAAAGATTACACGGTGAAAGAGTTACTAATAGATTACTTGCAGAATTCTTCGATTTACCTAAGTCACGTAATTCAGTTAAGTATATCTCTAAACTAAGAGATGAAGTTCATCATTGGATGAAACAAGCTTCGAAAGACATAAAGTTATAACACAGAAATAGGGGCCAGAATTAACTGAACCCCTATTAGTGAACATATTTAATGAAAGAACAAGAAAGCCTTATTCAACTTTTATAATATAATATAGAGTGTAGTAAGGTGGTCTATTCTCATGAGCTTGGCTATTACCTGTTTTACCTGTTAGGTAGATAGTTCCATTACCTTCATTTTTAGCAGAAGAAGTTCTTAAACCTTCATACTGTCTGGTTGCTGTAAAATTACCGCCAGCCTCGTTTATACCTTCTTCCTCCAAAGCTTTAGGTACTGGGAAAGAATTACCGTCAGCTTTGGTATCATCTGCATAGATGTGGCTGTGTGAGGGGATCTCCTGAACATTTAATTTATGTTTCTCCTCTCCACCCGTTGAACCAAGGTTGTAATCTGGAACACTATCCTTAACTCCAACGATAAATCTACCTTTTAAATCTGGTAATCTGAAGTAACCCTCTGCAGTATTATAAGGCTTTCCATCAGAAGATACTGCTTCGTTATACTTATTACCTAATACTGCGTATAATTTAGGGTGATCTTTTATGGATAAGTATCTTCCATCGCATACCATATAACCATTTGGAGTAGTTGAACCAGCATACATTGTTACTGAACCAATCGGTACACTTATGAGTGATTTAAGGGTTTCTTCGATATACTTATTTAAATCATCTATACGATTATTTATTGCTTTTAAACTACTTCGAGTAAGCTCTTGTATTAGTTCACTAAGATTATGGTAGCTAGACTTAGTATTACTAATTCCGCTATATATAAAGTTCATTAATGACTTTATACTATTCTTGAATAGGTTATGGGTGAATAGTGTATAAGGTGCTTCACTAATAACACTTCCTTGGTAGGGTACTATAGCGAAAGGTTCTAATCTATTATTTACCTCATTTACTCCTGTACCATATATACCAACGAGTACCATAGAGTTTTTGTTCTTAGCAAATTCTGGGTAAGCTCTCATTACTGTATCTTCTAAACTACTGAATGAAGCTGTATCCTTTACAACGGGTATGTTATCGTTGCTGCTAGTATTATACCATTTATATAAATCTCCTGTTGGATAGTATGGGTCTCTCGATTCTCTATATATAGAGTAGAAGTCATAGGGTGAGTTATTGAATATAGCTACTAGAGTTACTGGGTTATCTACCTTCTCTGGTATATGTTCATGATGTGCAAATAAGAATACCTCGTTACTCTCAGTACCTTTTATGTCTACTGTGATTGACCCCTGGCCAAGTCTTAGTATAGTTCCATCTCTAGCTATCAGAGATTGCATTGGTTCCTCACCAGTAGATGAAGAGGTAGTTCTATGTGAGTTTATCTTACTACGTACTACATGACGTAGTTGGTCTACGTTTTCTTCTTTTGCAGATATTGAGTTCTCATCACCTGAGGCATAAGGGTAAACCACTAGTTGTTTAGTACCTCCACTATCTACAACTTTTGCAGAACCAAATCCAGATATAGGTCCTACACCGGAAGTAATTCCGAAAGTTTCGCATAACCTCTTAGATGATAAACTATCACCATAATTGAAAAATGTTTCTTGTGCTGCCATATTATTCTTCTTTGTTAGTTTCTTGTTCAAACTCTGAAATCATATCTCTTAAACTAGAGAACCTTAGTGTTATGATGTATACTAGTACTTTCCATACACTAAAACCTTTCTTAACACCATGTAGTACACAGATGTGTGAATAGATACTATCTATCTCAAAACCATAACATAGGATTAGTACTATTGAAGCTAAGGTTTTTGGTTCTATGCCCATTGGTTTACCAAAAGACATTCCTAGAAAAGAAGCAACTAAAATATAACATAAATAATCTACGGTCTTATTTAAAGTTCTTCTACATGCTCTAGAACGTCTTACTGGTTTATTTAAATGTATACTTTCTGATATGCCAAACCAAAAGTCTGCACCTATTAATACAAAAGCTAACATTAACATCCAACGTAGTTCAAAAAATATATATTGAGCTTCTACACCAAGAGTTAAGGCTAATCCGCCTCGTACCCCTTGTGAAGTTAAGTGTTCTCCAATGTTGCTGTCCATTCTTGATCTGTATTTATAGATAAGTTAATTATTATACCTCCTGTCTCAGGGTCATATTGGTAATGGTCCTTATTTGTTCCATCGATAGACATCGAATCTAATACACCGTTTGAGTTATTGAATATTGCCTTACTTGGTGTTGACTTAACTACTGGTTGTATATCGTCAGGTAAATGAGTAGAACCATCTCTAATCTCCAGTGTGTGTATAATATCACCTACTTTAAAGATATATCTTCCAGGCTTGTTAAGTGTGTAAGATTCTTGATTAGAACCCTCTTCTGTTATATCATCAGGGTCTGTTAAGTATATATCGTATCTTTGTCTTAACAACTCTCTATCTATACCCAATACCTCTACTTGGAAGAACATACGGTCATCAAGGTTATTCATAGTTATAGAACTATAACTATCACTTGTTGACCAGGTTGTGTTTTCTGCCGTTTCTGTACCGGGTATCGGTACTAATCTTAGGTAATAAGGTTCTGGTAAAGTAGGGTCTGGTATTAAAAGACGTTTCACTTCAAAGCTTAATACCTTAGAACCTTCTGTATCTTTAATAGATATAAACCATGAACCTATGTAACTAGTTGTAATAGCTACTACGTTAAAGTCTTCATCAACCTGTTCATATAGTATAGAATATTCTGGTATCTCGAATACACTTGGATTATCTGGGTTTAATGTTAATGTTTTCGTATCACCCTGCGGTGTTGTAACTTTTACAACTACATCCCTTAAATCAAAGGTTAAGTCATTAGTCTCATCTACCTTTATCTTAGTAAAGAATTGAGCCTTTCCATTGCCCTCTGATATATACCTTGTATGTGTATCATAACCGTAGAATTTTAGAATAGTTCTAGGAACTAGATTACATTGTACTGTAGCAGGGTTGATAATGGTTGGGTGAGTTTTTGACATTAGTGTAAATGTACCAAGGCTTGGTAATGTAACTGGTGCTGAATCACTGTTTTTCCAACTATCTCCAGTTATAACCGTACCTGACATTAACCACTTAGTGTCATTATTGATAATATCTTTCCAATCCGAGAAAGCTAATATATTATCTGGCCTTGAAGATATATGTTTACCGTTTATAGTGTTAGTACCGTAGGTTATACCCTTACCTTGTAATAACTTAATTACATCGTTAGGTGTTAGTTGAGTATCATCCTCAAATGATATAATTGGTAGGTTTGGATTTAATACTAGTATATCTATTTCTGGCATAGTTATACTATTTACAGAATCACCAGTCACATTGATAACTAAATTATCTGACCAGGGCAATTCTTTATTACGTTCTCTTACTAATATCTTACCTGGTTGTAAGGGTTGTACTGATTTATCATTCTCAACATTTAATGTTACTGATTTACTCTTGTTTAGTGAATGGTAGAATATATTGGTTGATTCTTTGAATATATGGAAAATAGATACATTTTCTAATTTCTCATATGTACCAGAAACTGGTTTGGTGTATGATATTTTGCCATTTACTTTATCAAACCATACTGTGGTTGGCCAAACAACTTCACCAGTATTAGAGTTAACTACACCTAAATACCTCTTTATACCATTACTGTATGTTCTTATAGCAGTTACTCCAACTACTGAAGTGTGATACCTACCCTTAGTTATTGACCAGGTGTTAGAAGATAAAGGTTCTAATGTATCGAATAGTGATTTTATATAGATATCATCCGTATACTGTAGGCTATTATCAATTTTTATATATTCTACAGATACTTCAGTTCCGATATTTTCTCCAGATTGAGGTATAGTGGGTTCTGGTACAAAAGTTCTGGTCCATTTGTTTAACCCAATCGGTAGTGAATCAATTTCGTAATAGTAAGGGGTTACAAGAATATTATCAGTGTTTTTACCAGTAAATTCTGATTTATTACCCTTGTATTTAGTAGTAAATCTAACCCCAGCTACTTCTTTATGTGTATTGTTATTATAGGCCACTACTCTAAAGTAATTAGTGTTCTGACCTACATTGAAAGTTGAATCACTAGTTTTCCAACGTTTATTTACTGTATCGAAATATTCGATGTATAATTGATAGGGTAAGTCTAACCTTGATTGGAATTCACCTTTTATATATACTAAGGGTGTCACATGGAAAGGTGAATATTCCGTTAACATGTCACATATAGTCTTATATACTGATTTCGGTATATTACCATCTACCTTATATATAACCGTAGGCACATTCTGTAAAGTATAATCTACATCTAAGCAGGTACTATCAGATTCTGTATCATAGTCCATTATACTTTCTTTCAAAGGGTTTTGATTTGATACGTTTTCAGTAATGCTTAGTGATAGATTGTTTTCTTTATTGTGTAATTTCTTAAACAGAGTAATGAAGAACTCTTTACTGCCTCGGTTCTTTATAAACCACGTAGACATAGATATTATCTCTCTACGTTGTCTATTTGTTAACTTAAGTGATTCAATTGAGTTACTTCCGGTAAAAGGTATACTGCCTAACTGTTTAGCCAGTAAATCTAAGTTCTCTTCCTCTGTATTATCTATAGATATTACGTTTAAGAACTTATCTATATTTTCTTTTACTTTATACAGGGCATCGCCTATCAACTCAAGGAAGCTTTCGAGTAAACCTTTGCCTTTTACCTTATAAGAATCGAATTCCTTATAATAGCTTGGTAGTAGATTTATAAGTTGTTTTATATCCATATTACATTACTTCTTTAATATCAATATTAAGACCTTCTCCAGTAAATACTATAGATGAGAATTTATTAGCTTCAAAATCATGGCCGGGTTCATTTACTGTAAATTGGAACTTACTGCCATCAGGTATATCATGTATGTTATACAATGTAAGCTTGAAACTAATATGGTTTTTAGTATCATCTATGGTTACCAATGTTTGATTCTTATCGAAAATTCCTGAACTATAACCTCCAGTTGTAGAGTATAATCTATAACCTTCAGAGCTGAAAGTTATTAGGTAGGTTACTGATTTTGAATTCCTGATACTACCTGTACCAACTCTGGTATAGTCTAGATTCAAGTATGTATGTCCGTATATAGATTTAACATAAGGTGTTATATACATATCCTTGATATATAAATAATCTACCTCTTTAAGGTTATCGATTAATGAATATATATCTGAAAGCCTTACTGAATTGCCTAAACCATAATTACTAGAGTTATATTCATTATATAGAGCAGATAGTATAGCATTTTTAATACTCACTTCACTAGAACCTGGTTTACCAGTTACCTGCATATCTAATTTTAACTTGGTTATATTAGCAGGTAATACTGTAATAGAATCACCAATAGTTGACCTATCGGTTATATATTTCTTTACATTACTTATCAATTGAGAAGAAGGTGATACACCTGGAGTTAGCGAAGTTATATACAGCACTTTGTCCAATACATTGGTTGTATCTATTGCAGCATCTTTAACGCCTGGTACTTGTTTAGCCAGGTCTACGAAATCTTTATTTGTAATGGCTTTTCCTTGTGTTCTAGAGAATGAAGCTATTACCTCTCGTAGTACTTCTATGTTGTCTTCTGTAAAACCATCTGCAGAAGCTTCTGGGTTATTAACAGTTACGTTTTCACCTAATACCTTTATACTATCGGGTACTTTAGTTATACTACCTTGTTGAATATTACCGTACTCTCCAAGGGTTATATAATAATTTATCGTAATGTCTTTACCAGATGGTAGCCTATGACCTAGTGGGAATTTTATATAAGTGCCTGTGTTGTTTGTATACAATCTGTATACTTTATCAGTTAGTGGATTGTAATTAGCAAAGGTATCAACTAAAGTATACTTATCAGTACCTACATACATTGTAAAACCTACAGTACTGATATGTTTAGTTGTATCTGAGTTTGGTACTCTTATATCTATACCATTAATTATATCTGTTGAAGGTATATTTATATTGCTAACTAACTCTATTTGAGATAGTGATATCTTTAATTGTGTAGTATACTTAGGCCATACTATATCAGATAGAGTTTGCCAAGTGTTACCGTTACTATCATAGAAAATAGTACCTGAAGGTATATTATTATCTACCTGAGAAGTGTCTGGATGTATACCTCTAGTTAGTATAACGTTTACTGTAGCAGGGTTTGCTCCTCTTGGTAAGTAGTCTACTAAAGCTCCGTGTGATAATACTGATGAGTATAATCTTGCAGAATCTAAGAAAGATTCTCTTGCAGCATTATCTATGTAATAATGTAACATCTCTACTACAGCAGCTACTGCAGAGATTATGATAACCAAGATATTACCTTCAGATATATCAGTTATTAGTTTACCTCCCGTCGGACTTGGTATAGATGTAAGAGCAGATATCATATCTCTCTTTATATCTTGGAAAGATCTGCTATAAGGGTTTGTCCATTTATTCATATTAATATAGGTTATAAGAAAGTCCTAAACTATGTTCACTACCGTTACTTATTAAATTATAGGTTATAACTATGTTCACGGTACTACCATCTTTGATAGTGTTAATATCTTTTATTTTAATGCGTGGCTCATATTTACTTATTGCTATACGTAGGTAAGTGTATACAGCACGGTCTAGTACTAAATTATTAGGTTCTTCTATTATACTAATTAATTTATTACCGAAATCTTCTTGTCTTATACGTTGACCTATTGTATATTGCAATATCGATACGAGGTTATCTTGTATAAGTTGTATATCACCTTCTACAGGGTATACACCTGAATACCCTTTAAACTCTGTTACTTTTAAGGGGAATGTAACACCAACGCCTATGTTTATATCTTCCATAATTTAATGTTTGAAATCAGGGTTTTCGAAGTCTGTTTTATTTATAGGTGATACCGGTTTCGTTACCTGCTGTGTAGTTGGTGATGTTAATCCTGGGCCAGGAGTAATACCTGGGTGTGTATGAGTGTTAAAGGCTAATCTCAAACTATCAACTTCTTTTACTAATTTATTTAGTACACTCTCTAAATCCTCAGACCTTGGTACGCATTGTTTACCTTTATTAATTGATACCTTATCATTGGTAAGTATTTGTACACTAGAACCTGATACAATATTTATACCTGTTTTACCTTCTCCGTGTATAGTAATACCATCAGGTGCTTCTATAAACATTGTACCTGTTTCATCATCAATCAATACTCTAGTACCTCTTGGTGTAATTATACCGCATACTGATTTAGATTTAAAATCATCTGGCATTTCATCCTGAGCCCAACTATGCCAACCCCATAAGGGTTTTCCAGGGTCACCGTTTTCAAATGAGACATATACTACATCATTAAACTCGGGTAAAGGGTGAGATCTAAACCCACCCTTATTGTATCCGAAATTACATATTGGTAATGCCCAATCTATTATTTGTAATTCAGGTATGTATACTTTTAACCTATCCATATTAACCTCGTCATCGTTTGAAACCACTATGCCTCGGTATACGGAGTAGTATCTACCTAATGCTTCTAGGCCATTATCTACTATTTCTGAAATTGCTGACATAATCTATGTTTTAATTACCTTTGTTTTTTGCCCAAGAATTTACGAACCGTTCAACATATTTCTTTATATTACCGCTTCGTATTACTTGTTCTTTAAACTTATTATCCGATAACTTATTTCTACTATTCATAACAGCCACGTGGTCTTTACGTGTAGCTCCATGGCTATCAACACTAATAGGGCTTTTTCCAGTTGCAGTCTTAGTAACCTGTATATCGTATAGCTCTCTAGTTAATACCTGTTTAACATCATCAACGTTCTTTAATGGTTTAGTGATATTTACTAACCAATCTACTTCGAAAGCGTCTAGATATAATGTTTGTTTACCTCCTGATGTAGTTCCATTCTTTGGTTTACTACTATTATCACTCTGTGGTGTTGGTTTAGGATATCTTGATTCTAGTTTGTTTTCTGAGTTTGTATTACTAGTTTCTTGTGTTGGTTGAGTAGACATCTCTGATGTACCTTCCGTTTTCTTCTTAGGCATACTGCGTATTAATAAACACTCGGTTGTATAACCCGAAGAAGGTTCAAGTTTGTGTATTGCTTTTGCAATATACCATAGGCCAGAGTAATCTTTACTTACATTACTTAGATATACCTGTTGACAAGTTTCTAAGTGTGGGTTACCTACAACTAATAGGTTACATTCAAGACGTTTCTCTTTTCTATGTCTACCTAAATTGTTCTTGGCATTATTGAGAAAGTTACCTACATTTATTGGAGTATAAGGAGTACTTCTTGGTATACCACCATTGATTACCTTTGATATGTCTTCGTATACATCCATACCATAGTAACCTTTGAATTTTACTTTTACTACTGCCTTGTATTTCATATACATACCAGTTTCGAAGGCACTATACCAATTACCGTTTGCTTGACGAGGTGTCATCCAACCAGTCACAGGTTTCCAAGTACCTGGAGTATAACCTACATATTCCCAACCTCTTGATATATTGGTTGCAAGTAATCTATTTACTGCTTCTCTAACCTTGGCATCCATTGCACCTTTACCGGGAGCTCCACTATTTATAGCTTCTGCCGTTGGGCCGACAGTATTAGCTCCACTACTACCTGAATGTGCAAAATCATATATGGTTATGTACTTATAAAACTCTCCATATAATCCTCTTGATGTACCAGCTAATACTTTCTTACCATTGGCAACTTTGTATAGGAATTGTTTTGAAGCTTCTACTTCTCTTGGGTCAGCATTAGGATTAGCCAATAATTGTTCATATCTCTTTAAGGCTTTATCTATCTCTGGGTTCTGTCTTCTAGCTAGATTAAGAGCTGCAGTTTTATCTATGTTATCTCTTACCTCTTTTTGTTTCAAAGCTATCTCTGCTGCTCTCTGTTCCTTACTAGAAAACTTATGTTTCAACCTAGCCTGTTTTACATCAGTTCTTTCTCTTCTACCTTTTGCATTAGAGGCCTCTATTTCAACATCTTGTCTATCAACTCTAGTCTTATCTGGTTGATGAGTTAAGTAGCTTTTAGTTTGGCTCTCTAATCTCTTCTTTGGTGCATTGTAATAGTTATCTAATTCCTTCCTTTCATCCATTTGAACTCTTATCTGTTCTTGTATGGAGTTCTGAAGGTTACCAACGAAACTTTGTAGACCCTTGGTAAGGTTATCAACAAAGGATTTTACAGAACCTAAGCTTTTATATTGCTCTACTTCTCTGAAAGTTGCGGTTAATACCTCACCATTTTCGGATTGATATGAATAATAACTTACTGGCTCACTTGTATATCTTCTGTTGTGTATGTGTATTACACCATTTATCAAATCTATATACCAAGGCCCTCCTTCTAATAAGGTGAGTTTCTGTTTAAGTTGTACTAGTACGTTAGTACCTGCACTACCTATGGAACTATTTAGTATCTGTAATAATTCACCTGTAGGTTCTACTGGCGAAGTTGAAGCGAATCTGTTAGAGTATAATATGGTACTCTTAAAGTCAGGCTCAATCCTAAGAGTAGCAGGTTGTACAGAACGAAATACTTCTTGGTTACTTACTAGTTTTTGATTCATCTATTGATACATTTACTGGTTCGTATTTCTCTATAATTATAGGTTGACCTACCTCAAAACCGTCATCCATAAAGTTTTTAAACGTATAACCTTCTGAAGATAGTTTAAATGGGCTCATCTTTCTCAAGTCACTGGTTTTATCTTTTAATAAAACACTAACGTGTGTGCCGGTTTGGTCGAATGTTACTTCTTTACCCTTTACTTGTAAACTGTATGTCTTAGATGATTCGAATGAACCATCTGCAAATACATACCCATATTGTATTAATACATCTTCTCCACTTTTAATACCTGAAACATCTACTGTATCTGGGTTGCCAGTATCAATAGTGAACTTACATTCGTTCTCCTGTTCCTGGTCTAATTTATATGAAAATGTTGATATATATTCACTTAATGGTAGACCTGAATTTGTCTCTATTATAGGTGTTTGGTCATCGTGGAATATAGCCAAATAAGGTGTACCTGTACCACTATAAAGTATATGACCCTGAGATCTAAATTCCCTATTAGATTGGTCGTTTCCTTTATTTGTAGTTTTATCCTTTACTTCTGCCATAGAAATTTATATTATATAGGTATAATAATACTAGAATTAACCTGTATATTGAAAGGGTCATGTATATTATTGATATCGGCTATATCTGCCCATCTACCAGAATCTCCAAAGTATATAGCCGATATCTCTTGGAGAGTTTGACCTTCTAATACGGTATGTAAGATACCAGAATCTTCTAGATTTGATGGCCATCTTTCTAATGATACATCGTTGTTCTGGTATCTTACTCTATAGCTATTGCTGTGATAAGGTGAAGTTTTACTCATACTTAATACCTTTCGTTAACTTTAGCATTTCCATAGATACTATCTCTGAATGCTTTAGGTTAGTTAAACTTACTCTCTTGAATATTAGTTCTTGTGTAGCTACTGAAGGTTGTAATCCAGGTTGTTTGCCAACTTCTTTGAGCTTCTTAGTATTCTTATCGTAAGCCCTAGAAGCTACTCTCCAGTTAGATAATTTATAATCTGCTTTCACTAATATAAAGAACTGGTCCTTGAATACATCAGCTGAGCCCCATCGAATTTGTAATATCGGTGGAGCCTTAACATAACCATCAGCTTTAGACCAAGCTTCAAGTAATCTGCATTTAGTTAATACATCGTCTGGGTTATTTCTATCATCTGAGTACCAACTTATACTGAATGTTATCGAAGTCTCTGAGCCAGTGTAATGGTACATAGGTAAGTTTCTACCCATAGAATTAATCACTGCCCAGGTATTTTCTGATGTGTGCTGTAATTCTGTTGGTATAGTTTGTAGTTCTATATACTGTAACTTTTCAGATGAGAAGTTAATTATCTGTATAGAGTTATCTTTACGTAATTGATTACCTAATATACTTCGGTTGTTATGCTTTTCACTATCATGTGACCAAGATGTTACTAATGGGTCTGAATCTCCAAGTACCCACATACCTTGATGAGCTGTACGATTTAACCTTGCTGAATTACGATTCAGTATGTTAACTACAGTACTTCTACTCTTCTTAGCAGCTATTAAATCATTATTACTACTACCTTCTAGTGATTTAAATTGTCGACCGTACTTTACACTATTTCTCTTTGGGTCGAAAGACTTGGTAGATTGAGATGTAGTTACTCGGGCTAAGGGTTTGGTAACTCTATCTAATAATATCTTGGCTCTCCATAATTTATTAAGAGGGCCTGATATAACTTCGCTAACGTTTTCATTAGCCAATATATCATTATACCCTTTTAATACTTTACCTACTGGAGTACCAATAGGGTGGTGTAACCCAGACCTACGTTCTTCTAATATATGTTTTGCCATATTACATATTTTTAAAATCCATATAATGAATCATCAGAACCTCCTGACATAGGTAAGTTAGTTGATACTGTATCTCCATTGGTGAAAGTACCTAATGTCTGACCGTTTATGTTAACTTGTATACGGGCTAAGGTACCATCTCTAACTGCTTTCTCTAGTCTAGCCATTTCACTAGCTTCCTGTGCTGCCCTCTTTTCTTCTTCTGACCTATGATCGCCTTGTAACCAATCAAATATCATTGGTAAGAAAGATATTCCTGCAGTAATAGCTAATCCCCATGGACCACCTAAGAATCCCATTATACCTCTACCAACTGTACCAAGTACACCGATACCAGCAGATACTCCTCTAATACCGGTTTGAATAGCTCTACTTGATGTACCTATCATAGAGGCCATACGTATACTTCTAGCTCTGTTTACTACCTCTGCACCGTGTGTCATATTCTTAACACCACTAGCAACGGATGCTGCAGAAGCTGCAGTATTACCTCCATATATTGCACCGACTGGTACAACTCTACCCATTGCATTGGTATATCTTGGGTTACCATTCTTATCTATTGAGTATCTGTAACCATTACCTAATGGTAAGAAAGGTTGACCATTCTTTGCTCTAGATAGGTTATTACCTACTACACCAGAATTAAATGCCATACGTTGTAACAATTCATTACACATACGTAGGTGTAATTCTAGAGCAGTAGATGCTGCTCCTGTTCCTCTTACAGCTGTTAATGTTTTTGTTGCATTACTTGCAGTTGATAAGAAGTCTCCTCTTATCACTCTTAGGCTCATTTTTATAAAGCCTAAAGCTGCCCGAGCAGTACCAAAGAATATACCTATACCTACACCAGATATTAACCACTTACCAAAACCTGATTGGCTTATGCTATCCATTATATTTGCTACCTTGCCCATCACTCTCATGATTGGTATAAATACGTTTGATAAAGCAGCTCCTATGTTTACTTTCAAGTTTTCGAAAGCTGAGTTCAATGTATCTATTCTACCCTGGGGTGTATTTAGATAATCTTGCATTGATTTATCCAAGGTACCTGTAGAACCTTTTATCTTATTTAATAATGATAGGTATTCTTTACTACCATTATTAACATCTTCGATAAGAATACTTGCAGCACGCAAACCTCTTGTACCAAATAAACCTTGTAGAGCAGAAAACCTATCTACAGAGTTAAGGTGATTAGTTGCACTGGCTACCTTCTGTAAAATCTCTTGTAGTGGTAAAGCATTACCTGCAGCATCGGTGAAATCCTTCTTTGTAAGGCCCATGAGTTTCATGGCATTTCCACCAGTCTTAGTTTGTCCGGTGATACCCTTTAACATCTGGCTTATGGCTTGTGCAAAGTTAGTACCAGCCATTGAACCTTGAATACCTCGGTTACCGAGTACACCTATATAGGCAGATAGTTGTTGATAATCTACACCGGCTATCTTTGCAGTAGAAGCAGAATATTTGATTGATTGAGCTAAATCCTGTAATGACATATTAGCAGAAGTGGTAGCAGTAAACATACCATCTGCAATCTCTGTTGCTCTACTAGCTTCTATGTTAAAGGTAGACATGATATTAGTCATCAAGTCGGCAGTACCTCCTTTACCTCCGATATCCATATCGAAGATGGCTGCTAGTTGAGCAGCTGGTTCTGATGCTTCTTTGATTTTATCAAATGTCATACCGGCCATAGCCATAAACTTCTGACCTGAGGTTATATCCTGAGCTGTTAGAGGGTTTCGTAAGTTTATCTCCTGAGCTGACTTCATCAAATCAGCTTGGTGATTCATACCATCATTTATCATTGTATTAGTTAGCCAGGTATTTTTCTGAACTTGGGCAGAGTACTCGAAAGCTTCTTTCATAGAGTTAATCATACCTATACCCATATTTAGGTTATTAGTATAGGCTCCGGTTAATCCTCTCTGATAAGTACCGATATCACCAAGCATTTTATTCCAACTAGAGACAACATTGCCTGCTGGTCCAGAAAAATGATCCTGTAATACCATTGATACACCAACATTTATCAATGCTGAATTACTTGAACTAAACATATTATTTATGTGTTTTACTTAGTTTATCTCTATATTCATAATAAGCCTCTGCAGCTTTTCGGAATTGTTCTCTTACCCTCAACGGAAGACGCAAAAAGCAGAAATAGTCTCCGACAACTATTTCTGCTCTCTGTATGTATATAAATTGGGCTACGATTGAACTGTGTACATCTTTGCCATTGTCATCGTCTACTACGCTTCCGTCAGAAAGAAAAAACGAGGTGCTCCTATGATAGAGTACTTAGCCTTTTCTCCTGTTCTTGGATTTTCTATATCAGTTACACCCGTAAATACTGGGTCTATGGTTGATACTATTTCTCGTATCTCTGCCATATCTTTAATTGAGAATAGGTTAAATCTTTCAACCCTTTCCCATTTTTCTCCTACCAATAGCATTAGATTACGAGCTAATAGGTCTGAGTTTCTTGTTTGTTTCTCTAATGGCATAGTAACCAGATACTTCTCTGCATTACCATCCATTAGGTCAAACTTAATTTGTTTACCTGATTCTAGTGTAGCAGCATATCCTTTGAAACCTAATTCCAAGCAAGCTTCTCTAGCTGGGTAGAAAGGTATAGCATTGGGCTTTTCGTTAATCTCTTCTTCGGTGATGTCCTTTGAATAATCCAATAACATTTCTCTTAAATCTTGAGAGTAGTATGTAGGTACACTTTCACCTGGCCATGTATATTGGAATTCAACCTCTTCTCCTAATGAGAATATTCTTGATTGGAACAAGATAGCGTATCTGTCCAATAATGGCATATCCAAGGCATCTTGAATACTTAGTTTACGTCTAGTAGTATAATCTGTATCTACTACGATTGAGGCAATGAATTTGGTGATATTCATCAACCCTTTAGCATCAGCTGGGTTTGATAGAATTTCTTCGTCTTCACCATTCTCCTCACGAATTGTGTAACTGTACCCAGATGGGGCAATAAATTGAAATGTTCTTAATTGTTCTTCCATGTTTAATATGTCTATTTGGTTGTTAATAACAAGAAAAGGTAAGTCCTGGTTGTGAACCAAGGCCTACCTTTAATATCTTAATACTGATCTACAGTTCCTACAGAGAACTCGATTCTTTCGATAGTATTTTCTGAAGCAGTTCTATCGAAGTTGATACCATCAACCTTAGTTGGCCAAACTTCTTCAAGGTGCCATGTATTAAGTACTGTAGTACCATCTTCTGCTAGTTCATTAACTATTGCAGTTTCCCAGTAATCAGAAGGAACTAATCCACCTCCTAATATAGGATCTTGAGCAGAGAACAACCAGTCCCAAATCCAGGTATCAGAACCTGAGGTTACTTTTAATTTCTCTACTTTCATATTGCCTACCTTAACTCGACCGGCAGTTTTAACATCTCTATTAATATCTCCGTGTTCTACCTGGTCAACCGTAATATCTGGCAAATCACATTTTTGGCACAGATATGTATTGATTGGGTGTTTTGGAAAACTAATAGAGAATAGAAACTTTTTACGAGGGTTTTTAACTTTTGCTCCCATTCTAGTATATTTTATTTAGTTGTTGTTGAATTATTCACATCCATAGTAATTGATTTACTAGCTTTCTCAAGAACTACATCTACGTTAATTTGTTGCATAGATACAATGTCCTTGAATGAGAATATAATATGGTACTTACCTTGGCGTACATCTTCTTCTGTATTTACCTTTAAGTCTTTCCAAGATGAAGCATGTTGGTCACCTTGCCATACTGGGTCAGTTAAAGCATTATTATCTACCCATGAACTGATTAGTGGTTTAACTCTTGCATATATGTCTGCCCAAGTGTTCCAGATATTAGGTTCTTCTATGTAAGACTCTAATATAGGTCTTAAGGTCTTCTTTATATTAAGGATAAGTCCAGTGTTGCCTATGAAACGGAATGAATCTTGTTTTACTTGTGAGGTAAAGTTATGCCATAGGACTGTACGTTTTCCAAAGCTAGGTGTATCTTTTACTACGAAGATGTTAATGTAGTTGTTAGCTAATAACTCCAAATCATTAGTTCTAGCTGGAGAACCAAAGTTAGCAACCGCAGGACCTGCAGCATCACTAACAACTCCTCGGTTTACTCCGGCAAATGAATAGTTATATCCATAACCAGTAGCAGATGAATCCGATAAACCTAATACTGTACCGAGAACGTCAGCATTCTGAGGTAGTCCGAATGAGTTTGCATATTTTAGGCCTCCTGCGAAGTAAGATATCCACTTTGAATGACCGATTGCTGCTTGCAATTGTGAAGCTGCCTGAACTATTTTCTCTAAAGTTTTTGGTGTTACTTTATCCGAATCATACCAAGGTATCTCAATGTATGATCTGAACTCATTTACTTCATCAAGTAATTGTCTCAACTTGATATACACTTTTAGTGATTCAGATGTTCCTAAGTGTTGGTCGATATGAGATAACCCTACATTGTAGCTATCTGTATAGTCCTTTACAAACTCCAAAGCATTTATCCATTCTGCACTAGTAGCAGCTGAAGTTTCTGCTTTACCGATAGTACCAGCAGCAGTTGCAGCTTTGATAACTACAGCTATTGCAGTTGCAGTGTTATCTATTTTAGCTAATCTGTTAAGGAATGATTCTACAGATACAGCTTCAGCTTCAGCTTCAGCATTCATCTTAACCATACTTACCTTGAAGTAGTTATTGTTTTGAATCCAATTTGCCAAAGCAAGATAATCTACTGATGTAAGGTTATTAGCATCCTTTGTTTTATATGTGAATATTGGTCCAGCTTCAACTGTGGTACCGTTGCCACCAACCACTTCATAATATAAAGTGTTATTGTTTGTGGTAAATTTAACACTGAATGTATCAGATGTACCAATTGGTTCTCCAGCTCTACGAGTAGTTAATTTAACACCAACAGTAACATTATCAGCTTGGATAGTGAAACAAGGTTTATTCAAGTTTACTGCACCTGGTTGTGAACCTGGTCCAACAACTCTAACGATTCTTAACTTTGAACCACCCATTAGGGCAGCCTGTATATTAGACATAGAACCATCTGGTACTATTTCTTCACCAAACACTCTAGCAAAGTGAGTAGTTGAATTGATTAATACAGATGGGTCTAGTACTGGGCCTTTAGTAGTACGGGCCAGTACTGTTGATACTCCATTTACAGGAGTACTTACTTCAACGTTATTATTGATAAAGTTGAAGTTAATCTTTGGTGTACTAGACATTTTTACTTATTTTTAAATGTTATTTAATAAATACATTTGAGTATCGTTATATACCCTTTACATCTAACTCTACACTGCTTATATTACTGTTTAATAAGGTTGATATATCTTTTATGGGTTTTATGATATCTTGGTTTGACTTCTCTAGAAGTAAGCCATCTTTAACATGATAAGCATATACCTTTTCTAGCATACCGTGTGTTAAGTCAGGCATATCATAATAATTACCTATCTCTATAAATAGGTTACCGCTTGGTGATAGAGTTCCTTTTCTCCATTCTTTAAGGTCATTGAAATAAGGTTTTATGTAACCTACTGCCGGTAATGCTCTGTACATAATATCATGTAGCACCCTCATTTGGTTTTGAGTATCTGCCACTAAGTGTACGTCTATTACTGTATCTTTACTAGTAAAATCATATTCTACAGTTTGGAAACCATCCTTATCTCCCTCTAACTTCTCTAGTTCATATTTATTTAAGCCTATATCTCCAGGATAGTAAGCTTTTAATTCTACTGTAATTCTAGGGTTATCTTTTATGCCTCTAGATTGGTTATTACCTATACCAAATATGTATACGAACTTATCACCTATTCGCTCCTTATCATCTTTGTATTTGTCATATAACTCTTTAGTTGGTGCACCGTCTACTAAGTAATCTTCAGGGTTAATGGTTAAACCTTTGTTGATTGCCTCATGTAAAAGTGATACATAAAAAGTTCTTTCTATTATTTCTTCTGATGTTACCATAGGCTATCTTTTTGGTATGTACTCTACTGGGATAGTTAAAACGGTTTGACCTTTTACCTTTATAACTATCGTCTTCTTAACTTTTAAATTATTCGAGGTGACATCAGACTTGTTAGGGTATAAAGGTCCTGGACCTATACCTTCCAATAGTACTGATATACTACCTTTACCTCTACCAGATTGATTAACAAGTGAAAACTTTATATCTCGAAATCTTGGGTGTCCTAGATTGTTTTCATTTATACCATTACCTGTAGTTGATTCTCCATTCATTTTGTATACCTCCTTACTTTACTTCTTATTACTTTTATTAATTCTGATTTAAACTTCTCTTTACCACCTACAGATTTAAATAGAGGTGCCCAGAGAGGTCTTGGTGGTATTCTACCTGAGTGATCACCATACTCTAAAACTTTGGCTACATTACTAAGACTAATGCGGTATTTTGCATTATCCGGTCTAGTTTTAATTGTAGAACTTGGTACTCCCACATATATATTACGACCTCTTCTTCTAACAGCTATAGAGCGATAGTACTGAGAAGACCAATATAAAAGTGTGTGGGCTCCTAATTGTTTTATTGTAGATTCTGTGTGAGGTGGCCAAGATACACCTGAACCGCTTGGTGGCATACCTTGCCTCAGACATTTTTTAGCCATTCTTGATAAACGTTCACCAAACTTATAAGCTGCTTCTTCGTATGAACTTGTAAATATATGAGGTATATTCTTAAGTAAATTTGTAGCTTTAGCTTGTTGAGTAGGGTTTACGTATATCTTTAAATCTCCAACTGCAGTTGGTAGTGTAATACCTAATGATGGCATATGTTGAATTACATACTAATGAAGCCTACTAGATATTACACTAATAGGCTTCATACGTTAATAATAAGTTAATAGGTTAAAATATATGATAGCCAGAACTAATACTTCTCCTACATACATTGATTTTTTACCTATTGTAAAGTGGTATATAATGTACGATGTTATTACCCAACCAGTTATGTATGGGTGAAATATTGCTGACCATATAACAGATGATATACAAGCTGTCCAAGCACCTATGTTATGTGCAAGTTTACCGTGTGTTTTATAATGAGGTTCTGTTCCTACAAGTATCAAACCTATACAAGAAAAGAAAGCAAAACACCCATAGTCTTCTGACCTATTTACCATAGGTAAGAATAATAAACCCGCAGTTATTACCATTACTACAGAGAAAAGCCATTTCTCTTTTGTGATGTAGTAATTATCCGAAATATACTCTCCGATACCATATCGTATAGCTGAATATGATAACCAACTACTCATGAGTAATAAACTTATTAGTACTAGTGCTTGCATAACTTACTAAGTTTTAAAATTTAACTTCTCTGGGTAGTTAACTCTATAATCATATGCTCTAACCTCTTGTATATTAGTAAGAGCCTTTACGTTTGCCTTATGTTCTTCGGTTGTATCAAAACAGCTTAAGGCATACTCCTCTAATTTGGATAATATACCTATAACCATATCACAGTTTAGTGTTATCTTTTGTCCCATAACCCATAGGGTTGTATCTGTTTTACCGAGATACTTAAGTCTAGACGTAGAGTGCATCAAACCAACACGAGTTTCTCTATCTAACCAGAGAGGTATACCGTTTAGGAAGAACTGATTAACTTCGTTACTTTGGTCATATACCTCTATGTCTAAGAGTTTTGCCTCTTTCTCTTCATTGAGTAATTCAGCCTCAGTCTTTTCTAGTTTAACCTCTTCAACGAATCCAGCTGACTTTAGTTGATCATCTGAGGGGTTGAATATTACCATATCATTTATGGTAATTCTATTTGTTGCGTAAACTTTTACGCCGTCTACTTCTTTATACCACATAGTTATCTTCTCTTCTTTAAAATTACTCTTTTATCTCTAGCAGCTCTACTTATTAAATCACTCGGTATACGTTGTACCAAAGTTTCAGCTAATATTACTTCACAGGTAGAATTATCAGGAACTGCACTGTTATCTACCATATAGGTAATACTATCCATATCTAGTTCAGCACAAGGTTCTAAGTCTAAACTTCTTAATTTAGCACCTAAATTTTGTAACTTTATAGATTTTAACTTACGGCACATAAAACTCACCCAGGTTACATGACTTACCATGAACATATTCATTTTATCAACGTAGGTTAATCTATCACAGCCGTAGAATGTACTGTATAAACTAGTATCTCCGGCTCCTCCCCTATTATCGCTTATACCGATACCATAACATGCCAGTAACATGTTACATGATTTAAATAAATCTTTAGGGTCTCTCACCTTTACATTACCTAAATCTGCCAATACTATAGGGTATGATGTACCATCTTTACTGATTGGAGTAGCAAAGGTTAAATACTTAATCTCTTCTGGTAAACTTATGGTATTAAGTCCGGGTGTTAAGTGTATATCCTTGTTCTCACCACTTACAAGAGTTATCTTCATTATTGCTTCATCACCACTTACAAGTATACGAGCTGGTCTAAGCTTATCATCCTTTATTATTGGTGGAAAAAACTCCTCTTTCAATACAAAGTTTCCAAATGTGAATGTTGGTGTCTGGTCGTCATTTATAGCAGTTAAAGGCATATGTAGTATTATACTATCACTTTTAGTAATGAAATATAATATTACACTTTTCTTCTCAGGTTCTGTTGATATAGTATGGTAAGCTAATGAATATTCTTTTCTATAGCCATATGTCCTAGTAGGCCAATGACTTTTTCCATCAAATACAATTATACCGAAAAGGTCACCATACATAGTATAACTAGTTAACACTTCATAATCAAAGGTTAACTTATATAGAGTATTTGGTTTTACCTTTACTTTTTTCTCTAAAGCATCTACTCCGGGCATTAGACGTTTGATTTTCATAGTTGATATATCGTCTTTCTTTACTATATCCAACAATGTGTTATTCCAGCCTCTATGATTTTCCCAGGATAAAAGATTATTGATAGAGCTAAATTCGCCACTATCATTCATATAACGTCTTCTACTCATAACTCATATGATTATTAGGGTAATGGCCAGCTTGATATTAACATAGTATATTTGCCCATAATTGGGTTATACTTAAAGTGCATTTCATATACTCTGTTGATTTCTATCACCATGTCCTTAGGTAGTAGAACTCCAGTGAAACTTATAGAGGGTGGTTGCATATTATCTGGGTACTTGTATAGATTATTACTTCTATAATCACAAGTATGTAGATACAATAGTATATCTGCTACCTCATCTCTATTCTCAGGCTGAGCTATTTCTTTTATCAGAAGCTTTGAGGTAAATGGTAATAGCTTATAAACCTTTCCGGGTTGTAGTGTAATTTCTTTGGTACCAGCATTTTCAACGGGTGTTATAATCTCTGCTAATACCTTTTTGTTTTTAATCTCTCTAATAGAATCATTGATAGCCTCGACTGCTCTTTCTCTAGTAGTAGTTTCAGTATTAATACTACCTCTTACTGTACCCAGTTCATTTCTTACAACTGATACCTTAGATTCTATTGCTGAGTTTAAACTTTCTGTCTTTACATAGCCAGATAAATCTACCTCTGGTGAGAAATTACCGAATACTTCCCACTTATTAGATTTGGGTAACCAGATATATTCCTTATGGTTTTGACCTTCAGTTCCTTCTGGTATAACAACGAATATCTTGTTTATATCAGCTTCTGAGGGTTTTGTTGGTAAGGCCAAAACTACCTTGAATAATGTAGTATCAAGTGTAACAGATAATTCTCCTGTTGGAGAAAGTGTTAGACCTTTACCCATTATTAGGGCATCTTGTTTGGTGTTTATAGTAGAAGTTAGAGAAGCCCTTAGCTTCTCTATATTACTATTTACAAACTTCTTGATAATTCTAACTACTATTTGTAAACCAGTAGCACTTAGGAATTTACCCTTTTCCTTAGATTCTTGAATAATTGTTTCTTTACTCATATGTGTAGTTTATTATGATTCTAGAATATCATTAACTAATGTATCAACTTCTTCTTCAGTTAAAGATTTTATTTTCTCTAGCCCAGAATTTAAGTCTGTGATACTTTGTTTGTTAGTATCAATCAACTGATTCATACGTGCCTCTACTGCTCTTGAAGTACTTGATTCAGAAGCTAAGTCCTTAGTTAACTTATTAACCTGATTAGTTAGTGATTGGTCCTTATTGGTAAACCCTTCAGAACGTCTCTCTTCTGCAGATAATCTACTTTGTAAAGAAGATATTTCAGTATCCTGTTGTCTTACCTTCTCCTCAAGTGTATGTATAGTTTCAGTATATGCAGTTCTAAGACTATCTAAACCGTTTTTAATACTGTTTATCTTATCTGAGCTTTCTAATGTACTTAGTACGTACTGTTTTAAAGATCTATCAAGGTCTGTTAATCCTTGTGTATAACTGTTTACTGCACTAGTTAATTGTTCACGTAACTCAGCAGCAGTACTGTTTAATGAAGTATTTACACCTTTTATCTTAGTGAGAATATCTTCTTTGGTATCATTAAGCTCTTTCTCCCAACGTTGTATTAATGTAAGGTTACGTTGGATAGCAGCAGTATTCTCTGTAACTTGAGGAGTATTATTTGTGTTACTCTGTAGTTGTTTATATAGATCTCCTAACTTAGTTAAGATACCATTATTAACCTTCTCCTGGTCTAGTTTATTAGAAGATATAATTTGTTTTAAAACATTGTCTGCAGATATGTATCTAGATTCTAAGGCAGATATTTCTCTAAGTAGCTCTGTTTTAATTAGATTGGTATACTGTTTAGATACATCGTTGGAATTCTTTACATCTGATATTACACCATCAATTGAAAGCTTATTCTGATTCAATTGTTCTGCTATTGCTGTAATACGTGAAATTATTGTAGCACTTGTGTTACTACCATCCTCAAGAGATTTTGATAACTCTTTAAGTGTATTGATAGTATCAGGGGCTACGCCCATAACCCTTTGTATAGAGGCTTCTACTTCTTCTAAAGTTTGGAACTTCAAATCATTTTGAAGTTGAGATACTTTACTTACCTTATTAGCTAATGCCTCTATACCTTCTAATTTTGCCTTATGCGCATCTGTAAAATCATTAGATGATAATACCTTGCCTGCTTGTTTATCTACCTTACCATCCTTAAGCTCTGTATAAGCATTAGTTCTAGCAGTAGATTCTTCTGATATCTTGTCTGTTAGTTCGGTTTTAATACTTTCTACCTTACCTTTTAAATCAGAAGTTGTTTTGGTATTCTCGGTATCAGCTGCAATTCTTTGTTTGGTTTCCTCAGCAATTTTCTTATCTAATTCAGAAAAGCTGGTTTTTCTATCTTGTATTTCCTTATCTACTTTGGCATTAGTAGCAGTGTCCTTTGTGTTTAGCTTGTTAGTTAAGGAACTTTCAAGAGTAGTAATAGCTTGTCTACGTTCAGTTACTTCTGTTACTAAACGATTATCTAAATCCTTGTCTGCAGCAGTACGTTTTGAAGTCTCAGAATCTAGTTTTGATGTTAACTCTGAATCAGCAGCAATACGGTTAAGTTTCTCTTCTTGAATAGCTGAATCTATTCTTGAGTTATTGCTTTGTACAGTTGATTCTAACTGAGTTATCTTCTCCTTGTTTGTATTCTCAGCCTGTGTAGCTCTATTGGCTTCATTTGATACCAATTCAAGAGCTTGGTCTTTTAACTCCTGTACTTTTTCTGTTACAGTAGTACTCAATGAAGATAAGGTCTTTTCATTTGAATCAATACGTTTATTTGATTCTTTCAATGACTGCTTTATCTCCTCAGTAGTTCTACGTAAGTTACCCGATACTTTTTCGTGATTAGTATCTACTTTGGCTTCAAGAGAATTTATACTTTTATCTAATCTATAACGGTCTTCTCTTGATTTATCTACTTCTTTATCGATAGTTTTTTGTAGAGCTGTTAACTTGTTAACTGTCTCTGTAGCAAAATTAGGGTTACCTGCTAGAGTATCTGCCAACTCTTTTAGAGCTTCTAGTGCTCTTGGAGAACCTTCTACTAATCTGTCTAAAGCTCTCTTTACATCATACTCTGTTTGGAAATTTAAATCGTTTTGAAGTTGAGATACTCGGTTAATTTCTTCTAACCGTTCTAGTTTACTTTTAAGTGCATCATTAAAGTCATTCTTTGAAAGTCCATAACCTTCTTTCTTAGATACTTTATCTGATACACTTATAACTGATTTCCAGAATTCTACAATAGTACCGGTAAAACCGTTAGCTACTGCATCATCATAATAACCCTGAAGCAGTCTCTGGTCTATCTGCTCACCGGTATAGTGTTTACTAGTGTACATATATTAAAATGTTTTATTAGTTTTTACCTGCAAATATTTCACCATCTCTACTTAGGAAGTATGTACCTTCACTACCAGCAAAACCATTTTGAATACTTTCAGGATTATCTGGGTTAGTATCTCCAGCATCTTGTAACTCTTCACCAATTATAGTACCCCGTATGGGTAATTTATTTATTCTAAACTTTACTATCTGACCCACACCTAAGAAAGGTTCAGGTGTTATGTGAAGCTTACCAAAATAATCTTGATAAAAAGAATCGAATTTCTCTCCTGTTAAACTTCTTAGATAGCTGATATCTATACCAACATCCTCAGAAGCATCGATTTGTAGTAATGTAGGTCCAGTTACTTTCACTAAGTTACTTTCATAGTAAAACTTATCATTGTTAGCTTTAACTTTTGTCCACCTTAGTGTAAGGAACTTTGCCATTATTTTAAAAATTTAATAACTGAATTACTATCCACTTTTAGGATAATCATATATACTATCGCTTCGTCTTTAGCTTGTGCAACTTGAGTATCACCTGAAGGCCTATAGACTTTACCATTGATTAGGAATCTATCTTCTGCCCAGTTTAAATCAAGTTTATAAGAACCATCACCTAAATCTACATAATACTTACCACCCTGTAATTCTCTTAAATAATCCTGTGATATTAAGATAGATAGGTTTTCTTGGTTATTTTCTCCAGCTACAGTACTTTCGTTGATTGGCCAGTTTCTAAAATAATTATAGAAACATAATGCCTCTATATCAATCTTCTCATAGTATGGTGTAAAGTCTTCACCATGTGAAAGCATCTGGTCTACGTGCCTTGCCCATACTATAGATTGCCTTCCAGCGTCTAGGTCTAAAAAAGCTTTAATGTGTTTTTTATACCTATCCCAAGATTTATTACTAACTAGATGTCTACCACTTTTAGTCATAATTAACCTTTTGATACTATGTTGAATTCTTCACTACCTGATGATATAGGATATGTTGGGTTTGGTCCACTTAACTTAGTAGGTACTCTACGATTTACTACTCTTGGTACTACTGGTATAAGTGGTTTATTACATATTGGTAAGAATATTTCTAATCTTGAAGCCAACATACATAAGTTCTGCCTAAGCAGATCTATAACTCCACCAGGTTTAAGAGCTGTAAGATAATGGTTAATCAAACCATCTGTTGATTCTGTTACTGTATCATAATACTCTATCTCTGTTGGTCCAGTAGTAATATGTTTAATACGGTCTCCTCTAACTGAATCATCCTCAGACCCATTATTCTTTGTTGAAGTTATTTCCCTTATATAATGACCTGCTCCCATTAATACATTTAATATCTTTACATATAGATAATCAAACGCAGCCAATTCCATTATTAGTTGGTTCTCTAGACCTTCATAATATAATTCATTGTTGTATTGCTCTAGCGGTATTTCATTTTCACTAGAACGTACAACTAATGGTTGGATATATAATTGCCATTTGTTGATATATAAAGATTTATCAGCCTGTGTCATACCCTTAACTAATTCCTCTGGTATATATGAATCTATCAAATTATATATACTATCAGATAGATGTGTTTTTACTACATCAGATATTAAGAGTGTTTTAGTTACCTCTCCAACTACACCATCAGTTGAATTCTCTAATTTTAGATTTATATGATATATACCTGGTCTACTGTAAGTATGTGAAGGAGTTCTTTTATTGTATTCCCCACCCGTATCATCACCAAAGTCCCAACTAGGTATTAAACTAGCAGGGACTTTTGATAATAATTGGAAATTTGCAGTTAGACCTTCGGTTATAATCTGAAAGTCTATGCTCATAATTGTTATTTATTAGATTCCATCTCTTCAATTACAGCAGTAAGTAGAGTGTCTACTGTATCACCTTCTTCAGCTTCTATTCCGTATACTTCAGAAGCAATTAGTGATAACTCCTCTAAAGTGAAGGCTTTAGCAATCTTTTTAATCTCCATTCCTTCTGAATGTAACTTCTGAAGTTTGGCGTTCAAAGTGTTTGCTCTGTCTTCATCGATAGTGTTTTGAGTTTCTTCCTCGGTCACATATTCCAAATGACCTGAGGTTAGAGCTCTTCTTACTTTTATTGAGTTAATTTGGTTTGGTTTTAATTCCTTAACCTCACCTCTTGATACTTGTAAGCCTAATGAAGCATCATAGAAACTGTAAGCTTCTGAACCTAATTTTACTTTACGTAAGTTTGTTTTTGCCATATTCTTTATATTTGTTATGTTATACAACTTGATTAAAGTTAAATAGTCTAATCAAGATTAACTGACAAGAATGGGTCGATGTTCATGAAGCTTGGGAAGCTATGAGCTGTAAACATCTTACTTGAATCAAGTAACAAAGCAGCATCTTGGTACATCTTACAGAATCCAGTTGTAAGAGAAGCATATGTTGCTTGTGTTTGGTTAGATACGATTCTTTCAGATTCAAGCATAAGTTCTTTAGCTGTAAGCTTAATAAGAGCAGCAGATCTGTCTACCAATAGCAATTGGTTATCTGGTGTATTTGGATGAATCCAGAAGTTAGCTTGGTTTGGTACTGGGCTCTTAACGTTAAGAGTTGCATCAGTAGTACCGCTCTTACGTTCTTTGAATTCCTTCAAATCCAACATCTCAATTGCTTGGTCTTCACCACCGATTAAGTTTTGGTAGTTACGGCCAAGTCGAGAACCTCTTACCCAGATGTGTAATAGGTCTTTATATTGGATACCCTTGGTAGTATCATATACACCAATTACTGGAGCAGATTCAGCACCGTTAGCCATGTTACCATTCATTAGTACATCCATTGCCAATGAATCAAGAGCATAACCTAATTGGATACCAAAATCACGAAGGTAGATACCCAATACGTCGATTGAAACGTAGTTACGAACTTCGTCGGTTAGTTTGAAACCCTTACCAATCTTAAAGATTGATACTGACTTCTCACCATAGCTGATGTCTCCCAATGGGATAGTTTCAGCTTCGTTAACTTTAGCTGGAGCAGCATCAGACATGTTGATGTGTGGCATTGTAACTTTAAGGTTACTTACCTTCTCATCATGTGCAATAAGATTTGGATAGAATGGAGCCTTTCTGATACCTGATACGATAGCAGTACGGATGATTTCTGGAACCAACCAACGTACTGAAGAATCTGGCATAGTGAATAGATTCTCCATAGTAGTCATTCTAGGGTTGATACCTAACTTGTCGTAGTAGTCTTCAACTGAAAGACCATACTTTTCCTTTACCACCTCTTCTAGAGAGATATCGCAGCATACGTTATCTTTAGTACCTGTACGAGCAGAATCCATGAACTTAACCAACTCTGGTAGTTCTTTGATAAAATCAGCTGCTTTATAATTTTCGATATTTACTTTTGACATAATTCTTTTCTTTTGTTGTGTTACTTTACTTATCGGATTAATACTCGTACAACCTCATTAGCCTCAGTTGCTTCTGTAATAGCAATGAAGTTGGTTTTGTCAGTAGACTTAGTTACTTCTACAAAGTGACCAGACTTAATCTGACCGGTTGGTTTAACGTAGCCTGGTTTAAGAGCAGCATCTGATACATAGTTACATGTAGCAAAAGCTTCTACCATTACAGTTACTTCGATTGGGAAATTACGTTGACCTGGGTAAGCAGGGTGTTCACTGTTTGTTACAGCAATTCCAAGATATACTTGGTTTGCTGCTCCAGTATATGGAGTAATTTCACCTGCATCAGTAATAGCTACTGGCATACCTTTGTAGATCTTTTCACCTTGTTTTACACAGAATGCTTCGTGTAGTTTGTGAGATTCACTCTTATAGATAACTACTCTGGGAGTTTTTTCACCCATAAGGGTTAATGGTTTTTGTTCCATAATTTAGATATATTATTTAATTAATATTACTTGTTTGTTACTCAGCCTTATAACGCTGTTTGTTACGCATAATTGAAGAGACAGCTTCCTTGGTGTCCTTTACATCACCGCTGTTTTCTTCGTTCTTGGTAGTTTCTGGGTCGGGGTCTGAAACTGAAGATGCTCTACTAACGTCTTTAGAACCGCAGCTAGAGCAGTGCAATGGGAATAGCTCTTCCAATCTTGCTTCATAAGATTTGTTTAAAGCTTCCAATTGAGCAGCTCCTGTTGTTTCACTGTTGAGCATTGTAAGGATAGGGTCATTCTCATCGAATTTATCACCTTGCATCTTACGGTAGTTTGCTACTGATGTTTCACGAAGTTTAGTGATGTAAGTTGTTCCAAGTTCTGCCTTAGCAGAAAGAGATACTTTTTCAGCTTCAAGGTTTGTTACTTTCTCAGTTAGAGAAGCCTTTTCAGCTTCAAGGTTTGTTACTTTCTCTGATAAGCTTGCCTTCTCAGAGACCATGTTAGAAATAAGAGAAAGGGCTTCATCTACTGAAGCTTCTTTGCCCTCCGAAAGGACAAGCATATCTTTTCCGAAAAGCTTATCCAAGAATTCTTGAAGTTCTTTGTTCATTTGTGAATTACTTGTTGTTTGTGTATTAATATTATTATTAACTGGAGTATCGTTGTTTTTCTCTTGATAATAATCAGTATCTTGCTTCATATCAAAGAAAAAATAATCCTTTGCCTTATTATCAGAATACTCACTGAATGAGTTCCAGGTCTTATGAGCAAAGCCTGGGTTTACTATCTGTCCGTCTTCTCCAACCTTTTGAGCAAAACTATCTGCTCCATGTGATACTAGTGATGTTTCTAGATATCTTACGATGTCAGTAGCTATACGACATATTAAGTTACCTTTCTCATCATATGTACCTAATCGGTTATAGAATTCAGCATCACTAAGTTGTGGGTGAGATTTTTCCCATCTGAACTGTACTGTTACTGAATTACTGTGAATTGATGGTGGGTCCATTAGTATACCCCTTGCTATACGGGGATTAGCCTTACCATCGATTTTAAGTACTCCATTTATACCGGCAGGAATTTTAAAACCATCATTGGTTTCATAGGCTTCTTGCCATAATACTTTAGATACAGCTCCGATTGCATTACCAACATCTGTACTGTGGTCACAGTTAACGGTTTGACCTAGTAACATTTTCATTGAGTTGCGTAGTACACCGTTCTTACTAAAGTCCGTAGGGTTGTAGTTCTTAGATACTACCGTAGCAGATAGTAATCTAAACATCGGTGTAATAAACTCTTTATCCTGAGGAGTAAGATCTTTTACATCTAAGTCAGGGTAATAAGTATGGTAATTGAGTGAATTACCGAATAAACCAAATGATTGAACTGATTCTTTACTGGCTTCTCTCCAAGAAAAGAGGTTCTCATTTAGTTTTAGTAGGTTCTCATCGTCATTATTAACATTATCAGGTATATCACCTAACATGATTGTATGACCTTGGCCAATCACCATCTGAGATAGATGACTGGTGTTTTTACTAGTTATTGGCTTTGTCATCTTGTTTTTATATTTTGGTCACCTCTTTTAGGGTTGATTTTTGACTTATCTCTTTGTCTACGAGCAGATTTGTTTTTGGTATCCTTATCACTATCTTCATCTATAACTTGTTTAGTACCAGCCTGTTGGTCTATTGGAACTCGAGGTTCATCTTGGTCTGGTGTATCATAACCCATAGCTTGGGCATATTGTTGAAGTGAAATAATACCGTCTCTGTATAGAGCATTAAGATTCTGTACCTTATATTGGTTCGCTTGTTGAATCTTTACATCATCCGATACAGTGGCAGGATACCATATAATTGATATGCCTTTTGGATTAAATCCAGCCAAAGTAAGTTCTAAATTATATAAGAATTCAAGTACATAACCAATAGTTCTCTGGATATTCTTTAATTGAGCCAGTAGAGTTGATAAACTTACACCAGCTCCACCTTCTGTATTTGCAGAAGTAACTCCGATAAGTGAACTGTTAATACCTAAACCATTAGCAATTGATTGTTGGTTCATAGTCCAGGGTATATCTAAGTTAGCCATATCCTTAGTAGTAGAGTTTAGCTTAAACTCATGGTCATCTTTGTAACCAACTACTAAACCATCTTTCATACCTTCCTTTAGACGTAACTTCATTTTCTTAAGTTCTCTATCTAATCTGGCCTGGTATCTTGGGATATTCTCATTGGGTTGAATGTCTGGTTTTTCCATTAAAGCTTCCATGAAACCTAACATACCAGCATTTTCCATAATGTGTTTCATGTTCACTTTCATGTCTGATTGGGTCTTAAGAGAATCTAAAGCAGACATGAAAGGTGGTATACCATAGGGTTCATCTGTATCATTAATATAACCAACATACTTGTAAGTACGGGTATTTAATTTTATAAAAGCTTTATCAGGGTCTGTTTGACCAATATTTCTTTGATATGGTTGGTATACACCATCATTTTCTCTTTTGAAAACAATGTTATCAGGGTTTACAAATACTATGGTAGATAAGCCATCTAAGTTAGAATTAGGTACACCTTCTACTGATAGTGAACCACTTACCATTAGTTGTACTGCCATCTTATTTACATAACCATCTATACCTGCCATACAGTTTGACCATCTTTTAGTTCTATCGGAAAGATGATCTCTCATTAAATCTGCTTCTCTATCTGTATTGTTTGGAAACTGTACTCTATGTCCAGTATTGGTTAACTGGAACATATCTTGTAAAGCTTTTCCAACATCTGGGTTAACCTTATAGAGATCTCTGATAAGTTTTATTATCTCAACTCTAAAAGAAGGTTTAACAGTTTTAACAAAGTCTGTTAGCATTAGATTATTACTACTAACAGAATCATCTGGTACTGATACTCTACCAGGCTCCACACTAGTAATAGAGGGTTTCTTCACAGGCCTTTCCTTTTGGATTGGAGGAGTACGCCCTCTATTTACCGTTATGTTATAACCGAATATATTCATATCTTTAACTAATTATATTATTCTATAGTGATTTAACTACATCGTTTTGCATTATAGGGGTGATATGACAGTGTTATTTTTACCTTTACGAATGTGATTAGTTATAGCTTTACCCATAATATCATCATCAGCAAATACATCTTCTGATAAGGCATCTTCACCTTCAGAGTTAGACTTATGTTTACCCATAGCTACCGGTCTATTGAAACTATCATAGATGAAGGTTTTAGATTCGTATATAAAGAAAGGGTCTTTTACGATTATGTTATCATTTCTTATATCTTCCTCCAAACCATTTATAATAACAGATCTGTTTTTTGCAGTAGTAAGCCAACCGGGAGCTTTATCAACTTCAGGTCTGGTTTTACCTTTTTTCTTAATCATCTTCTGATAGTAGTACAACCTTGGGTAACCTTCAGTCTGTAACATTGATGTTACAGCTAAACCTACGTCATTAGATTCTGGTGCTAGAGTAGCCCAGTTAAATAATTGACCGGTATCACCTAATAGTCTAGCATATTTTTCAATTGGCATTCTACCTTTGTATACTGCATTCTCTTCACCATCTTTATCCATACAGGTAAAGGATGAGTAGTCGGAAGCTCTACCAGTTGCAACGTCTGCTCCTATAAAATAAGATTTAGTTTCGTCTGGTAAATTGAATTGTAAATACTGACCGTTATATCTACGTTTTATTACTGGGTATTCTGATAGACAATCTTCGATAGCTTTGATATCCATCAAATCAAATACTGAGTTACCAGAACTAAGGAAGTCTCCATCAATCTCTTGTGCAGTACGTTTTGGTCCAAGGTTTTTTGACATAACATTATACCATTCCTGGTCACGTTCTGGGTGCATTTCCCAGAAAAGTCGTATGGCATTAAAGTTATTACCTCCAGATATGGCATCTTGCCAAGTCTTATAATAGAAGCCTTGAGAACCGTATGGTGTACTGTTAACAATAGCACTACCTCCGGTAGATAGGGTTGGTAGAGCTGCTGCCCAAATTTGACCTGCCCATCTTACAATAGCGGCTTCGTCTATAACCAATAGAGATAGTGATTCAGAACGACCTGCTTCAGAAGATGTTGGAATTGATTCTATAAATGAACCATTCGCAAATTCAATCATTGAAGAACTACCATATTCACCTGGACGACCATTTGTAATAGGTACCTGCATATACCAAGGTAAGTTCTTGTACATGAACTTGATCTTCTTAAGTACTTTCTTAGCAGTAGTATCTTTAATAGATATAATATTTACCTTCTTATTGGGATGGTACATTGTTAACCAAAGACAATATGCCGATATAAGCTCAGTAATACCAGCCTGTCTAAATTTGAGTATAATATTGAATCTCTGTAAGACAAACTGGTATAAAACTGATTTTTGATAAGGGTATAGGTCGAATCTAACCTTACCTCTTACCGGGTGTATAAGCCATAAGAATTGTGTAAAATAGAATACATCTTTACTAACTTTAGCTAAGTTTGATATCTCATCTTTGGTAAGACCTTGTGTTGAAGTATCAATTTTTATTTTAGCCATTTGTTGAATTTATAAGTAACTTCTACTTGTATATCTGTATAAATATTTTTCTCTAATTGAGGATCTCTGTTTAATGAAATACCCAGGTTATAATCTAACAGCCTAGTCTTGAATGAAATTCCAGGTGTTATAGATAATGATTTCGAAAATACATTATACCGTACTGAAGTAAAAGGTTGTACATATAGGTAGCTAGATTTATTTCTAGTTAAACCATTTGGAGTCCAATTGTATTTATAACGTTCAAAATCAACTGAGTAATCTTTGGTTTGATATACATCAGCTGATTTGTTATAACTAGTGAATTGTATGTTATTCCGATTTAATAGTACCTGAACTAAAGAATCCTTTGTGGGGCTAAAGTTACCAAAATCTGTAGATGTAAAATCTCTGAAGTAATAATCCTGTGGAAAATCTCTATTGTTGACCTGTTTACTATGAATGTTACTATCTACGACTTTAAAGCTATTACTTGAAGATGGCAAATCAGAATTACTACTTCCAGATTTGATATCTTTAGTACCCCAATAAAGGATCTTTGTTGGCATCATCGTTTGACTGTACTTAGGGATCTCTTTAAAACTATCTTCTGTGGTATGTATCTTAGTTTCCTGTTCTACAACTTTGGAAGAGTTGTTTTCCTTAGTTTTAGTTACAACGACTACTGAAGTAGGATTTAACTTCGGTTGATAAGCTGTTAACTGTTTGCTAAGTGAATAATTCCTGAAGCAAAGATATATAGTTACTCCAAGTAAAATCATGATGATAGAATTCTTGAGAAAATCTCTTAAATTTGAACCAACATATCTTCCCTCATCTGAGTAGTATCTATGTATGTACTTTTTTAGTTTCTTCATATTATTTCAATTACTGTTCACTAAAACAGCCGGGCTGTTTTAGTCTAAACGAGGCGTAGCCGAGTTTAGAAACCTTAAACTGTTCTTTTCAAAAGTTCTTTGACTACTGCAGAATCTTCTTGACTAAGATCACTCTTAAGAATGTATATCTTGATACTGAATGTATGTCTTGATTCTACAGTTTCAAACTTAACCTTAAAACCTTCAACCAATAGTTTCATGGTTTTGTATAACTTCTTAAGTGTTTCAACTGTTAAGTAACTTTTAGAGAATAGCTCTCTTGTAAATTCTGATTTGTCCATATTCATGTTCTTTGTTTGTAAACATATAGTTCCTTGGTAGCTAGAAGGCAACCTTAATAACTCTAGGTACCTTTCAAAAGTTGAAAGTTAGTACTAGTTTTAAAGCTACGTAGTTCAGTTTTTAAGCTAAAATAGTACACGTCGACTTTTTCAAAAAGTTATAAAAAAGGCTACTTTTTGCCAAGAGCTAGGCATACCTAACTAGTTCATTATCAATTAGTTACGAAGAAAACGGAGCGGCAAGCGAATTAAGACTTGAATTACTTTAGTAATTCTAAGTCTTATAACCTATACCTTATACGTTATTAGTTACCAGATAACGTTATTATGCTATATATAAAAAAAAGAAAAAAAGGTATATATATAAATATATACCCAAAAAAAGAAAAAAAATACAATACCTGGCTCTGGAGACGAAAAGGCTAACGATTAAGGCATTTGATAAACCATAAACCCACTTCGTACACAGAACCTTTCGCTAAGGCATACCTTGCCTTATTGAGGTAGTAATTGTAATTCGATGTATTCATGTAAACCTTAAATTCATTCGGAAAACCCATTATGTTTTTGAAGTCCTTAATCCCAATAGGCCAACCATCAGGTCTAAATTGCCTATCTGCAGGTCTTAATGTCAAAGGTGGCTTATCTGCCTCTAAACGATATACACCTGGTAAGGTAGACATCTTAGCTGTTTTAATTGGCCATTTCTTTTCATGTTTGAAGTCATTAACCCAAAGGTCATGTATCTGAGCTACATTGAGATTAATCTTCTTTGGGAGTTTACGGTAGTCATACATTGCAAGTACTTTATCTGACTTGGGTATCCAGTTACAGGACTCATTGATGTTAGAACATAAGTCTAAGTCAGTAACTAGAGGTTCTAATACACCTTTGGTATCTTTCAAACTATTAACTTTAAACAACGTATCAAATTTGTTCAACAACTTTGCTTTCTTCTTAAGCACTCCAACTATTACTAAACGTTTTCTAGATAGTTGAGAATTACCAAACTCAGATACTGAACAACCGTGATAGATTAGTTTATACTCAGGTAATGATTCTTCAAAGTAAGTCTTAGGTAGTAGACTTAATAATCTGGGTAGATTCTCTAAAAGAAACATCTTAGGTTTGAAATGATTGATAGCTTCTAATACTAGATTCAAACTCTTATTCTTCTCAGGTTTACCAAGTTGTTTAACCTTAGAAAGTCTCATAATAGAAGATGCTCCACAATCTGGAGAACTAACTATTACATCAACTTTCTTATCAATCACATCTTCTAAGTTTCTTGTAAACAATGAACTACCAAAGTTACCTTTCCATTGTTCTTCTTTCTTAGTATGAAATACTGCTCTTGGTTCTACGTTACCAATGATATTATGTTTAGCCAGTTTCCAAGGGAATAATAAAGCTCCCTGACCAGCTGATACACCTAAAACGTTATACTTTCTCATCCTGGAAATTGTTTTACGAACTGATTATAAGCTGCCTGTAATTTAGTATCATAACTATTTTGTTTATAACCCGGTCCATTATATCTTCTAGCAAATTCTGACCACTGTCTAGTGTTCAAATACTTAATAATACCAGTAGTATTAAGAAAATTAATCAATAACTCTAGCTGATTATCTTCTGATTGGGTGTTTAAGTTTACAAACTCATCAACGTTTTTACATTTACAAGCTGCATAATTTAGGCCCATTATTTGGAATAAACCCCAACTAGCAGATTTTAATGCTGCCTCCCTATCAATAACCATAGCTCTTTTAAGACGTGTCCATTCTAATTCTCCGCCTTTGTACTTAGCTTTATTCCATGTAGGATACACTATATCTGGTTCGGTTTTTAACAGTCTTTGTAAGTCTTTATTACCTTTCTTCTTCAACTCTGCATAAAACACATGGCCTTCAAATAGTATTTTACAACGTTTTGATGGTAAAAATCCACCTCCAACTCCTGATTCTACCAGTTTTACAGCTAGCAATGATGCTGGATGTATACCGTGTTGTCTAGCAATTTCTGCTATTCGATTATTAGTTAAACTCATATACTATAATTTTATGTTAATTAATATGTAGAATACAAGGGAGTATTGCTATAAGGCCTGTCTGTTACAGATTTATAGGTAATATTTTCAACACATTTAGTTAATAAACTGTTAAATAGGCTTACAGTAAAGCTACCTCAAGCCGGAGAAAGGTATTTCAAGATTTGCATAATTAAAAAAATATTAGTATATTTGCAATATAAAATAAAACAATAATAATTTTATAATTTATGGAGAAAATAAAACTAACAAGTAGAGATCAAGTACTATTCTACGATGGTAAATCAATCATTGAATTAGTATCAGTAAAGAGTTTAATCAAGGACAGCGATGAAATACTGCTTTCCAATGGGGTTAAAATAAAGATGGAATCCAATAAAACTGGTGATTTCAGAAGAACCGATTATAAGAGAACTGAATTTAGAAAAGAAGGTTATCTTGGTTTCATTAGAAAATACGAAGAGGGTTCAACTGATAAATACCATCAGTTTTATAATGCTATCTTAGCTAAGATAGGGTTAAAGGTAAAGCTTAATAAGATAATGACTTTATTAACTTCAACTCCAAATGAGCTTATATTAGATACCGAAAGCCAGGAATATTTAATCAAACTTAATAAAAAGATAAAGTAAATGTACATCATTTTAATAATATACGTAATGTGTTTGCCTATCAGTTTAATGTTATTGGCAAATAGGGATTCACTCCAAGCAGTAGATAAAAGAGAAAACTCTTTATTGTTATTCTTCAAAATATGGTTAATATCACCATTCTTTATACTCAGAATGATAATCAATAAATTCTTCTAATATGTATTTACACTTTAATCACAAAGGTCAGTTTAAGGGTTACTCTCAAAAGGTACCCTTCTGGCTATTCTGGCCAGTCTGGATTTATATAATAGCCTTTCCTTTATTCCTATTTATAGGAGGTCACTTATTACCTTTCATAATATTCTATGCCTGGAATCATATTATAATTCCTTGGGAACCTTGGATAAAGAAAGGCCCTGATGCTGAATATAGGCTTTGGTTAATAACTATGCTATTGGTTTGCTCATTGCCTTTATGGATATTAACTTTAACTGGGTATTGGTGGCATTAACCTTTGCCAGATGTGTAATATAATTTAATTCTAGTAATATGTATAATCTTATTTGGAATATCTATATAGGTAAATATATTAAAGGTTCTAGTAATACACTCAGGTTATTATTTAATAAGGATGAATCCGACCCTTTATTCGAGGATATTTGGCCTAACGAATATTTCCTAACTGGTTCAATCGAATCCATAGAGGAACAGATTATCGATATATCTGCCAACTACCTTAGGTCCCTGGACCCTTATAATAAGTTAATCGATAGCACTAACATCAACTTTAATTATATCAACGATGAACAAAACATTTAATCACTGCTCTATCCCTTTTAACCCTTTTAGTTCCTTTGTTAGGGATAGAGAACGTTTAGTTAATACCAAAATTGGCAATAACCTCAAAGAGATATCTTTCTTCCGAAAGGTCCTTAACGTTTTCCTTATGCCTTTTTGCACTAGTAGGCAGAAACCCTTGGCTAATCAAATGTTCCAAGATGTAGAGCATTTTGATATAGGCTTATCCTATTATCGAGGACGATGGGTAATCACCAATGGCTTATACATTACACCTTACACTATGGATGATGTGCTTAGGGTAATTAGGTTAATCTTTAAGAATTACCCTTTTAGTATGAGAAATTCAATCGTTACCATTACCCTAAGATTAGATTATTCCTTTTGTCCTAGAAGGCATATTAGAGTATTATTCAATAACTATGTGGAAATACTTACTGCAGAGGGAGCCTTAATCACTAAGGTTGAATATAAATGGAAAGGTAATAGTTTTATTAAGAGGATAAGAGGATGGTTTGGATATTGATGGCATTAGGCCTATTATTTATCTTATCGTTAAGGGTAATGTTTAGGCTTTACAAGTTGAAGAAATTAGGCTATGGGTTTAGGATTAATTGGTTCTGGTTCTGGTCTGTATTTATTGCCTTCTATGCTGTATTGGCTGTAATCATTTTGCTTCATAGGTTCATAGCTTGGTGCCTTGGCTAGGTACCTCTTAACGTAGGGCCCAAAAACCTGGGGCAGTAAAAACGGGGTACGGTTACCCATTAAAAAAATTAAAGAGTGTTAAAAATAAGGGATAATATTTTTAACACTCAATTTTCATTTATTTATTATCGAAAATTTTATAATATAGTTTAGTATAATTTTCTTTTAAGTTTGGGAGGTCTTCACTATAATAATAATATTTTCTTAATAGCTTTGAAATAAAATATTTCTTAAATAAATATTCACTTAAATATATATAGTAATTGCTTAACTCTATTTCATTATAATCAAGTTGAATATTATTTAATTGTCCGTTAAAAGTTTCTAAACGTTCTATAAAATCTATATTTGCTAAATATCTAAATTCATACATATTTGCAAATATTAAAATATTGTTATTTGCTTTTTTATTTAATTTGTAATGTGCATAAGTTACAGCTATAAAAGCAAATACAATAAATAAAACTATTGAAAATAATATACCTAATGAAATAAAAACGATATTCATAATTTTTAATTTTTAAAGATTGATATTTAATTTTTTATAGTAAGTAGGTAGAAATAATTCTACCTACTTTTTTAGTTATTATTTGCTTTCTAATTCTTTTTTACAGAGGTTTAAAGCATTTGATAAAATTTCTTTTTTCTCTGTTTTTAAATTCTCATTGCAAACGCTATTTAATGAATAATCATTAATTAAATAACATTCTTTATAAAAATCATTAAACGCTTTAATAAGTGCTTTTTGATTTTCTTTGTTTTTTTCATTTAATAAACTTGTAGCACAAGAAAAAAGCATATTTCGTAATTTTTTACGAAGTGATTTTTTTTCTTTTTCATTGCAGTCTGTAAAAATATCATCTTTATAAATACTTGCTTTTTTTGTACCTAATGAAGTTTTTAAAAGTCCTTTTGTGTTACTTGCAAAATTCTCAATAATTGTTTTTGCATTAACTACTTGCTTTGCACTCTCTAAATTTACATTTTGTTTTTTCATTTTGTTTATAGCTCTTTTTTCATTTTGTTATTACTATTATTTAAGTTCTTCAAGGAGTGAAAAAAAGCTACTTAAAAATAACCCCCTTTCTAAACTTTTATTATTTACATTGCAAAGTTATGAATAATATTTTAAACCTGCAAATTTTTTCAATGTTTTTTTCAAATATTTTTTTGATTGATTTATTATTTTATTTTGACAATGCAAAGTTATGAATTATTTTTTAATCTACAAAGAAAAATCTAATTTTTTTTTGAGATTAATTTTTATAAACATAAATAA